TAGCTTTTGAAGTCCTGTAATGGCTAAGAAACAACCCATATTGAGCGCCTCGCTCGTTGATACCCCACCCGTGAGCCTGACTCCCGCGCAACCGGGGCGTCCGGCCGTAGGATGGGATGTCGGGCGTTTCGAACGCCTTATCTACGATCAGGGGTATGACGCCTACATCGACCGCGCTATGCGCTGTCCGTGCGTTGACAAGACCAGCGGTCAGGCATCGTCAACGTGTCAAAATTGTTACGGGCGTGGATGGTTCTTCGTTAATCGCCGCGAGACGCGTCTCATCGCCCAGACCATGGGCAACCGCCGTAAGTACGAAGAGTGGAGCGAACTAAACATCGGTACGGCGGCTATCACCGCTCGCGCCGTGGACCGTATGGGATTCATGGACCGTGTGGTGTTGCTGGATTTGGAGGGCTATTTTTCTGAGATATTGCGGCCTACTATCTACCGTAACGAACTGTTTGCTTATCCGGTGTACGAACCGCTGGAGGTAACGGATATCTTCCTCCACGTGGCTGACGGTGAACCGTTGCAGCCGCTTACCACAGCCGAGTTCCGTTTGGATAAGAACAGGGTCGTTTTCAACAAGGATTTAATCGGCATGGTAGAAAGTAACGACCCTAACGCTAAAGTCGGTAATTTGACCGTTTCCATTCGTTACAAGCACTATCCTGTGTATCATATAATCGACGTTGATCGTGAACTTATGCAAGTGCGTGAGGGAAAACCTTGTGCCACGCGTCGTGAAGCGTTGACGGCGATGCCTGTAAAGGTGGTTGGCCGCAAGGCCGAGTATGTGTTCCCGCCCATGCGCTACGGTGATGTTCCGTACGATAACACCGTGAAATAATGGCACGGCCCATCAACATAGACGTTAGCGGTTTAGGCGCTCAGTTTGGCCTCACGCAGGCTCAGATAGACGATCTAACTGAACTCTGTGTTCAAGCCGTAACGGCTGCTGTGTATGCCAACTGGCAAGCGTTGGCCAAGCAGGGTCTGAACTCCACCCGCCCCGAGTACCTCCAAAATCTTAACATTATCGACCGCGGCCGTTTCGCTAAGTCGATTGTCCTCACAGGGGAGCTGCCTGTGATGTTGGAGGCCGGGGCAACACCTTTCGACCAAAAGGAGTATTTCCAGCGATCATCACGAGTCCGCCACACTGTGCCTGTATTGCGTAAGGACGGCACGGTACTACGTCCTGGCGGCGATTGGTATTTGACCATTCCGTTCCGTCATGGCACGCCAGGCACAGTAGGTCAAGCAGGCTTTTCTGACGAAATGCCTCAAGAGGTTTACGACGTGGTCCGCACGTTTGTAACCGGGCAGCGGCTACGTGCCTCGCAGATTCCTACGCCGTATAATATCCCAACCGAGCGCCGGGCCATAGCCGCAACCGATCGTTCGCCTGCCTACGCGGCCTATTTGCGTAAGCACTCCATCTACGAGGGGATTACCAAGCAAACGGGCGTTTATGCGCGTACAACTCAGAATATGTATGTTTCGTTCCGGCGCGCTTCGAAGAACAGTGATCCGCTCAGCTGGATATTCCCGGGACTGGTAGCACGGCGGTTCTCCGACAAGGCCATTGACCAAACGGATGTCGAAACCATAGTACACAACGAATCGGTAAACTTTTTGGAGAACTTATGAAAGTAGATGCACTGATACTCCCTGAGGTGATTATAGCCCGTGTGTTGACGGCCATTGTAAAGATGATACGCGATGACATCGCGTTGGCTACACCGCAAGAAGTCCGAAACACCATCCTCTTCCAACTGCTTGGTGAGAACGAAGACGGCCAACCTATCCACATGAACGCCTACAACTATTTCCGTCAGGCGGTGAAAATATTCTCTAACCCAGCGAATTTGGAGGTCCATTTGGGATACAACGCCCAGGTCACGACCGCCTTGGCCGTCCATATTATTTTACCCGGTGAACAAGCCGCTGACGCCCCTCTGGGCGAGGGGCAGGAGTGGAACGCTGAAGCCAACCAATTTATGTACACACAGTGGATGGATGCGCAGTACCAAGTTCTCATAACGTCGGATAATGCTTCTGAGGCCATGATAGCTTACAACGTACTCAAAGCCATGTTGCTGATGTACGCCCCGAATCTTGACTTGGTCGGGTTACGTATTCCGCGGATATCAGGCGGCGACATCATTCTCCAGCAAGATATTATTCCGCCAACTGTATTTCATAAGGCTCTCACGCTGGCGTTCAAATACGAGGTCACGGTTCCAACAAGATTACGCTCCCAAGTCGTAAAGGCCATCAGCTACAATTATAACATTTGCGATCCGTTTAATGGCGAAGCGATAACCCCAGACGGCAGTAAAACCAAATAAAAACCAAATTTTCTAAACATATAACATTATGAGTACTGTGGTAACGATGAATGGCAAAACCTACATTGAGCCGGGTTCGTACGCGATCACTGTCTATCAGCCTACTTCGGTAGTCAACGTGGCCTCGTTCGGTCGCGTCATGATTATCGACACGGGTCTTTCTCAGGAGAAGGCAGGCGACGCGACGTACGAGTTCGCTGGTGGTGCAGGTATTGCCGGCGTTGACGCTTCTGGGCGCAAGGCCATTTACGCTTTTGAGAATTTCGAAGACTTCTCAGACTTCATGGGCGGCGGCATGATTACCGACCTGGCGCAGAAACTGTTTACGCCGATTGACGGTTCGCTGGGTACGCCGCGCCTGTACTACACCCGTGCGGCCGCTACCGTTCCGGCAAAACTCACTATCGGCAGCGGCAACAACAGTATCGTCCTTACGTGCTTGAATGAGGGTGTTGTTGGTAACGGTATCGCCGATGGTGACATGAGTGAATTGTCGAACGGAACGCTGGAGAATCTGAAGGTCGGTTATGCTTTAGCCATTAAGGCAGGTGTTGACGATACGTCGAAATTTATTGCTACGATTTATCGCGGTAACTATCGCGGTACGGACGCTGCAGGTGAACCGTATGGCACTTATACATTTGCACAGGCTTATGGTGAGATAGTAGCCCAGTCGGGTGAGATTGGCACCTACGACGAACTCTACAACTGGCTCATCACTTCGTCGATGGTTATGGCTAATTTCCGTCCTACTAAGGGTTCGACGTTTGTAGGTACTACGGCTATCGAGGCTATGGAACCGACGGCGTTTGCTGGTGGTACGACCTCTTATCAGGGCTCTAAGGGTGAGAATGAGTACTATCCTGATGTGTTGGAGGCTATCCGCGAACTGGAGGTTACGTTCTTCCTGTGTACGGACTACGGCGTGGTGAACGGAACCAAGGCTTCTTCGAACGGTAAACTGTTCACGTTCCTGAAGAACGACGCCAAGTTTGACGAGTTTATGTTCGTGGCTGGCGGCGAGGGTAAGACCGATCTGCTCACTACCAATACCGTTACGCAGACTTCGCAGGCGCTGGCCGTTCACTACAACGACGAAAAGGTAATAATCGTCCACGGTTCGCCGACGGTGGCCCGTAAGGACGGTAACGGAACCAAGAACCTGCCGTCGATTTACCTGGCCGCTGCTATCATGGGTCTGAATGCTGGTATGGCTGCCCAGACGCCCGTTACATTCAAGCGCGTGGGATACGACGCCTACGCCTACGACCTTACGTTCAGCGAGCGTGTTAAGGCGCTTCAGGCAGGTATTATGCACGTTCGCGAAGTTTCGGGTTATTATCGCGTTAATCAAGGTATTACGTCGTTGCAAAACAACAAGCAGACTATTGCCGAAGACGGTCAAACGTTTGAGTTGTCGATTGCTCTCATCAAGGCTCAACTCAACAAGGAGCTGATTCTCGACGGCCAGACGCGCTTCACCGGCAATACGGCAGCACAGGCTTCGCCTAATACCGTGAAGGACTTCACCGAAACCAAACTGACGTCGCTCGTGGCTAAGGTTGGTGACGACAACCTGATTATCTCGTGGAAGAACGTAAATGTTTCGGCTAAGAACGGCGATTACAAGGTCACATATGACTTCGTTCCGAACGTTCCGGTTAACAAGACGTTCTTCGTCGGAAACATGCTCGATTATGTGTTCAACTCGTAATTAAAGAAAGGAGCGATATATGTCGAATAAAAGAGTTATGACTGCGCCGCTTGCGATTATCCGCATCAACAGCGTCGCCGTCGGTAAGATGAAGAACGTTCGCGTGACGGAAACCATCCGCCGCGGGCGCGTTGTCGGCCTCGGTAGCCTCACCCCCAGTGAGGTTCCGGCGGTAGAGTGGAGCGGATCGCTGAGTTGCAGTTCGTACTCCATTAACTTCAATCGTCTGGCCAACGTATCGAAGAAAGGTACTTTCCGCCAGACTACCAGTATCGAGGAATGGGCCAACGCCATTCTGCTTCAGGAGGAGGGCCTTGAATTTGCTATTCAGCGTAAGGTGAAGGACGGGGAAATCGACCCCGAAACGGGGCTCGTGAAGGCTACCTATGAAACGTTCGCCCTGGTAAAGGGAGCGTTCGCTACGCGCGAGGGCTTCGACATCCAGGAAGGGCAAATCTCTGGTCGCGATACCGAGTTTGAGTATATCAACCCTATCCTCTTTGACGGCGTAAGCGAGTAAAGCCGCGTTGTGTATCAACACCAAGTATAAAGAGAGTGCTACGAAAGACCCGTGGCGCTCTCTTTATTGTTAAACAAAATAGTCCTAAAAAAAAATGGAAGATTACAAGAAACAACTCTCCGAGGTGAAAGTGGTAGAGTTCCGGGGTGCAAAACTCAACGTCAAGTTCCCGAACGTCGGTGAGATGATCGACATCGAAAACCTCAAAACCGCGTACTCTGGCGGCCGTTATGGCGTTATGCTGGCCAGCGGCGTGAAGAGTATGATTTATGCCGTGGATGTTATCGACGCCATGGCGTTTATTGAAATCAAACTCAAGGCTATTCGCAATATGCTGAACATCCCCGAGAGCCAGTCGATGATGAGTGTTGATTCGGCGTTGGCGTCGGAACTTACGGCATGGTACAAGCAGCAAATTGCTCCGTGGTACAACTCGATGATGTCGAAATTGTATGAGGCAGGAAACAACCAGCCGTCGCTCAACACCAAAGGCGGAGCCGACGCTTAACGACACGTTGGATCGGAGCGTCGAGCGGTGGCTGACGCGGTTTCCACTCGACCTTTGGTGGCGAAGAAAACACGGCGTATCCTTCGGGTCGCCGCAACATCGGGCAATGAGTTTCTTCGACCAGTTACACGAGTACCGCGAAGAAGTACTACTGCAACGTATGGCGCGTGAAAGACAAGAACGCGAGGTCATGGGTGATGACTACGATTCGCGGGTTTTGCGGCTGAGCCAGGAAGAAATCGACGAGGACTACGACAGTATCAATTTGGATGACTTTTAACGCAGATAACAATGGCCGAAAGGGACATAACAGTTAATATCAACGGTAACGGTTCTGGAGGTACTGGCGCACCTGCTACGCCTCCAGAACCGCCTACTACGGGAGGTGGTGATGTGCGGTTGAGTGCGTCTATTTCGGACCTTGTAAGTGAACTGCGCGGCGCATTATCACAAGGCGGCGGTCCGATGTTTGGCCAAAGCGGTTTCAACAGCTATCTCGATAGCGTTGGACGTAGTATCGTCACTCAGCGACAGGCTGAAATCCGGAATCGCTTCGACTTGGAGCGTGAGGTGAACAGCAGCCGTTACGCGGAGGAAGTGGCTAAACTCGATGCTGAACGTGAAGCGCGTGTCGGCCGCTATTCTTTTGCGCCTGATGGTACGTTGTTCAGCCCCGACGGTAAACCGTTGCCGTCAGGTAAAACTATTGCGCAAGACCTTAATGCGTGGTACAATCCGCGCTTGCGAGCCATTGAACAGCAATACGGAGGAATTGACGAGCGTTTAGCCTCCGAAGAGTCCAGTGAGCGTGCTGCTGTAGAACGCGAAATGACGGACGCATTGCGGACCGTTGCGGAGGAGTTACGAAAAGAGTCGCGCGAAAAATCTTCTGGGGATGAAGATTCTTACATAGGACGGCTGCGTCTTCAGCGAAAAGAACTCGTTGACGACATGGAACGCGCCGCCACTGAAGATGAATACGTGACAGCGCGGCGTCGATTGCAAGAGTTTGATCAACGTCAGCCCGGCGCAGACATTATTGGAGGCGGCGTGTCAAGATTAGCTATTGGCGGTGCAGGCGTAGCCTCATCGGCAGTAGGCGGTGATGTTATTGGCACTTTAGCAGGCGGCGCTGCGCTGTTGACTTCGGTGATGGCTGGTGCTTTACCGGCAGCGATAGTTGCCGCCGTTGTAACAGCCGTTGGAAGGGTGGTTACAGCTACGTCGGATCGTATTGAAGGAACTGTTGAATTGGCAAACTATCGCGGCCTGTGGGGTGGTCGTACAGGCGGTGAAGCTATGTACAGCGCCGCCGGAGCGGTCATAGATGCCCGAACCCGTGGACTTTATGGCGAACCCGTTACTCGTAAGCAATTAGGCATAAGCGACGCTGAATTTATCCAAAAAGCGGTAGATGTTATTGCTACAAGCGGCGTGTTGGCTGATACGCAGAACCGCGTATTCTATGCTCGCGCCAACGAAGGAACCTATAATTTAGAGCAGGGCGCTCTAATTCGGGCGGCGCGTTATGAGCGTTATGGCACGGAAACTTCTTCCAGCGCCATGATTAAACTCATAGAGCAGCTGGAACAACTCAGAAATCGTGGCGTTGATACGGGAATTGGCGGAGAACTTGGTTATGCCCGCGCTCGTGAACGCCTGGAAATGCAACAACAACAACTGGAATATTACTACAACCGTTACAATCGGCCGGATTACGTTGTAGCGAACGCGACGCAAGTGGCGTATTCGTCGCAAATGGGTAATGCCGTTCAAGATGCGCGACTGGGCAATGCTGTTCAGGCCATAGACGCTGCCATAGCCAACGGACAAGGAGCACAACAAGCCTACACACTGATGGCTTTGCAATCGTCCGATATCGGTAAGCGTTTAGGGCTTGATAAGATGTCGCTGAGTACACTGCGATGGGTTCCTAAAAGCCCACAGTCATTCGGCCTCAGTGAGATCGAACTAAATAGCGCCGTGCTCCAGCAATTAGCCCGTCAAGGCGGCTTGAATCCTGAAGAGGCGACGTGGGAGCAGTTGTTCAACAATCCGTTCATAAATCAGTATATTACAGAAAACTTCGGTAATATACCTTTGGAACAGCTAAAGCAGATTATTCCTGGATTGGCTTCAGGACGTACTGCTGCTGAATATCGCCGTTCGGTTGCCGCACAGCGAGCGCCTTCTTCGGTATTGACGTACAGCAAACCAACGCTGTCAGACGTGGCCGCTCGCCGACAAGCACAAAACGTAACTGATATGGCTGGTTTACGTACCTTGGCTGGTGAAATAGAAGATTCCATGAAAGAGTTCTTCACCGGAATATTAGCCAAGGTATCGCGCGATTATATGACCGATAGTAACGACGTTTATAAAGGCGAGTGGTAATGGCTTCAAATGCGAAAAAGACTTATGTTGATATCGTCCACGATCAAAAACAAATCAAGACGATAACCGAGTTTTGCGCCTTCTACAAGATAACAGGTATCACTCCAGAACGGCTCTTTGACGACAACCGCATTGCTATCTTCAATGCTATGTCGTTAATGGATAAAATACAATATGCAGCTTCGAAGGGGAAGAGCGGTGCTGCAAACGCAATGACGCCTGGTGATCTGGAATATACCATGACACTACCCCGTTTTTGTGTCATTCGCGTTTATTACCAAAACGTAACTCCCGACAATGTCATATATGCCACTAACATGGTCAGTAACGTTACTGACTACAAGGCATGGAGCGACGAACGGTTGAAGGAAATAACTGAAAATTCAGGCTATGTAGCCAACGCCGTTACGCAGAGTTATGTTAAAATGGCGCCAAACGTTCGTGTTGTTGGATGGTTTAAGGTCAAGGAATTTCTGCATTCCGAAACCAACAATCCTCAAGCCTTTGTGGATATATCCCGTTACGTCAGTTACATGACCACTAATGTAACTGAAACAGGCGGCAACTTCTCGCTATCGTTACCGTTCGTTCCAGCCGATCCTACGAAGTTGCTTGTTAAAACCTCCAACGGCGGCCAAGAGATAATGAACCAATTGGAAGCCGCCACCGATGATTATTACAAAGCCACTTTCCGTCAGGGGAACTTCTATGAGTTCAACTACTTTGATTGGTTAATTTCTCCAAACGATATTCTGTTCTTGCGTTTTGAACGTCTGGCCATGGAGGAAGACATTGATCAAGACAGTGAGGTACGTATTGCTGGTGGCGTATGGGATATGATAGCGCTGGTCGATGCCGTTACCACTAACACCGATGCGTTTGGTAACGTCATTAACATACAAGTTTCAGGCCGCGACCTAATGAAGCTATTAATAGATGACGGTTCGTATTTCTATTCAGTGAGCGTGCAAGCCGACGCCGAGACAATGTTCCCAAACGTCGCTGGCGTGAAAAATACTCGGTTTGGCGATCGTAACAATGATTTGCTCAACATAGCTAACGCAGTCGATCGGGTTCGTGCTAATAGCGGTTATATTATGCCATTTCAACAACTGTATTGGACAGTTGAAAGTGTGCTGAAAAAAACTATTTTGCGGTTGGCGAATATTGCTATCGCCCCTAATGATGTGTTCAAGGATTGGGGTGACGCACGTAGTACCATAACTGATTACAAGACCAACCCTGAATCACCCGAAAAAAAGCTGGTAAACGATGGCAAGTGATTTGGCAGTATTTCCTGTTTGGAGGAAAGATTGGATACAAGGCTACGGAACCCCCGATCGCCCTATTGTTGTTTCGTGCGTACAGGGGCATCGCAAGTTACAAATTGGCGATAAATTGAAAGTGAGCTATCATCGTGGTTTGGATTTTGCATTGCCCATTGGGACGGTATTGCTGGCTCCGGAATATTGCCTTGTAGCTGAAGTAAATACCAATCCAAAGAAGTCTGGAGGCGTTTATATACGGCTACTGTTTCCTGCTCAATGGCCCGATATTAATGCCATAGCCTCCAGCGATATTGGCTTTGGTTTTTCTATTGCCAAGAAAGCGTTGCGCAACGCATTAGCTGAAAAATCTATACGCTACGGCGCTTACGTAGAGGTTTGGCTGATGCACTTGGATAGTGTTTACAGTAATACAAAGAAGGGGGAATGGATTAAAGCCGGAACCGCTATCGCTACAACAGGAAACACGGGTGATACCACAGGTCCGCACTTGCACATCCAAATAGGTTTGCCAGGCAGTGGCGAATGGCTTATGCCTGCGCAATTCATGAGTCGTTGCAGTTTTAAATTATCTGAACAGGATAAAAAATATCAGTTTGCCTACGACGATCAGGTGGCCCCCTACAGTTGGCCGCAATCTGAAAAACTTGGCTACCGTCCTGAGCAGGGGAATGATAACTTTGTCACAAATGACGAATGGCGAAGAAATTGGTTGTGGCGTGCGGAATTAAGGGCTGGAAGCGATGAGAAATTGCCCTACTCCAATAACGCTACGGAACCTGTTGAAATAGAAAAAGTCTCGGCGCCTGAAAACGCGCGTGCTACCAGTGATTTATTGCCGGGGATTTGGCAAATAGTGAAGCTAATCATTGACGACAACGCCGCTTTTCGTCAAGTATTCGATACTACAATCACCAACTCGACAGGTTCGCTGTTGAATTGGTTCAATAAGGTATGCCAAAAACCATTTGTGGAGTTTATGGGCGATACGTGGGGTGATCAATATTACTTCACTGCTCGTCGGCCACCATTCGATGCTGCAGCCGTTAAGGAAGCCTACGCCGATGCACTTTACAGCAACAACGGCTATTTGTCGATACACCCAAACAAGGTACTGAGTACGTCGCTGACGTGGAGCGTGAACACAGCGTATTCGTGGTATCGCTTAGCAGCCAGTGTTGGGTTTAACAACAACGATGATATTGGCGGCATACCTGCTGTATTCTTCCCTGAGATGGCAGCGTTGTTTGGTTCACGTGTTTGTAATATTCAGAGCAATTACGTGAATCTAATAGCCGATGGCAGTTCGGCCATTCACAATCAAGATAAGGAAGTTGCCGATACTACGAAAGAAAACGTGATACGTTCTCACTATCGCTGTTTATTGGATCTTAAATACCTTATCGAAAGCACAATCTACGTACCCTTTACACGACAGGGAACGATAACGCTTTACGGCGATCGTCGTATAAAACGTGGTTCGTGGGTGTATTTCGTTCCTACAGGAGAATTATATTACGTTGAACAGGTCTCCAACACGTTTAAAAGCGTTGGCGATTCCATTCAGCGTACAACGTCACTTCAGGTTTCACACGGTATGTTTGTGCGCAATATCGAAAGCGCTTGGCGTAATGGAGAATACGACAAGAATTTGCCTTATAGCTACTTCGATATTGTTGATTTTGGCGATCAGGATTCTTGGAAAAATATTGGCGTCAAGAATTCGGAAGGCTATCCAAACGAGTTGTTTCGTTTTGTCGCTGATTTTAAGATTCGTAAGGAAGTACTGGACTACTTTTGGAGCAAGAAACAGGTCTTGGAAACGCGAACAAATCTTTACATGACGGAGGAGGAATTAAATGAGGGTTAATGCACAAACGCCACAAAAGAGGCCGTTGTATGCCACGGCTGGCGTAGGATACGTTGTTTTACCGCTAACAGATGTAGATCGTCAAACCTACATAGAAAACTGTTTACGTACCTGTACCGTAACTATTCAAGGCGGTCCGGGACGTTCCATATACCAGAATGTGCCAATTGCTCCGGAGGTTTTGCAAATGGTCGAATTTCCAGTAGATACTGAATCGTTTGGCACGCCAGTAATATGGGTAGTAGATGATTTACAACAATGGCCTGTGGTTGTTAATTATCTAAACCTAACCGAATTGGACCAACAACAGATTGGTCAACGGCGTTTTCGAAAGCAAATTGGCGATTCAATAGTCGAGTTTATATTGGATGCCGCCAATAGCGAAATAGACATCATGGTCTCCGGTGCAGCAAATACGCCGGGTGAACTCAACATCAAAGTAACATCGCCCAATGGCGATTCTAAGGTTAATTTGTACTCCGACGGCGACGTTAGCGTTTCAGGAACCAAATCAGTGCAAGTTACAAGCGCTCAAAAAATAGTGGCCAATATTATCGACGGCGTTGATACGGAAGAGGGTGTTGAGGTTACATTAGAGGGCGATTCCCTTTCGTATAAGACCAAGAACAGTAAATCCACCTTCACCGTAAAGGGCGATAAGGCTTCATTCAACGGCGGTGAAAACCGCGGCGTGGTAAATATCGCACAAATAGAATCGTTGGTAAAGGCTCTACAAAAGGACCTGTTGATTGCTTCGTCGGGTTCGAACCTTTCCAGTTGGATGGCCAGCGAAATGCCAAAAATGGAGGACAAGAAATTATCACATTAACACCATGGGAAAGTTAGGAATTGATCCTAAGATGGTTATTCGCGCTACGTGTAAGAAATACATCGACACGCTACCTACAGACCAAGCAGAAGCCTACGTCGAAGAAATGCAATCATCCGTTGGCGATGCCATACAACAGAAGATAGACGAGGCTGAAACATGGCTCACAGCAGCCGAAACCTCTGCTCAGAACGCCATCGACGCTTGCACCACGCTGGCTGTTCAGGCCGTATGTGCTGACCCTATGGCGGGTGTAGCTTCAGCGGGCGTTATCGCTTCCGCTAAGTCGGGTGCGGCTACGGCTAAGGCCACCGTCGCTACCGGCAACGCCGCAGTACAACAGGTGATACGAATCGTTGGCGGTTTCATGCTACCGCTACCTGCTCCAGTAACCGCTGCGGCGCAACTACTGGCTTCTGCTGACAAAGCGCTGTCGGCGCTGCCCTTGTGACAAGTATAATTGATGTAAATTTACGACGATGCCGACCATAGCAGGAACAGTTCTGAATAAAGCCAAAGGTGACTTCACCACCGCGGCGAGCGACGCGCTCGTTACGATGGGACGTGGGTTGGTACACGCCATTGCACCCGACGACTATGAGTACTACATGTGTACGTTGGAGTTGCTTCGTTCAAGTGGAGAAACAGCGGCTTTTATGAATCTGCCTGTGATGCCCAGTAACATCACCGAAAGTCGGACTTCGCTTACTACTATCACCAAAACCAACAACGTGGTAGTGTCGATGATTAATCCGTCGTTTAATCCCGTTGATATTTCGTTACGCGGGACGTTTGGTCGTAAGTTACGTATTTCGTTCGGCCAGCAACAATTTAAGGATCAAGCCGAGGAGGGGGCATCTATTCCGTTCTTCAACATCGGCATGTTTACGGGAGCCGCCGGAGTGGGCGATAACCGCACGATGATAGCCAAAACGGGGTACGGCCTTACCAAGATGATGCAGAAAATCCTCACTGCGGCTACGAAATTAGACCCTAACGGAAAGCCCTATCGGCTGGTGTTCACCAACCACGCCTTCAACACGGCATATTACGTGGAAGTCGTACAGGATAACTATTCGATGGATGAGAATAACAACATGATTTGGAATTACTCCATCGAACTCCGCGCTGTAGCGGCCTATACTACCATCAAATCGGTAAACGACTTCCTGGGGCAGGTTACGAATCAATCGTTGAGTAGAAGTGTAACGCGGGTACTGGGGCAGGTTAGCGACCTGTTGACTTGCGGCGTCATGAATATGTTTTAGCCATGCTTATTCCCGAATACATAATCCGCTTTTCTAACGTCACGAAATATCGCCTGACGGAGTTTCTGGAGCGATATCAGGACTTCTTTGATAACGATTATCCGTCCATAAATCAATACTTTTCTGGTCTAAGTGAAAGTATTGACCATGATCGTTTACGTCGTTTACAGAAGCTGCTCAACGACTGTCACGAACTTCAAGCCCAGTTTAAGAACTACGATAATCGCTTCGACAATTGCGGGTATTGGTTGTTGATGGAATGGATAGACAACCTGGTTATCCAGGTGGAAAAGGTTACGAAGTTGCCTAAGTTTCGTCGCACTACACTTACGGCCCGTAATTACAAGCCTGTTATCCAAGTGGAATCTACTATTGGCGCACAGCGTACGATGGAGGATTTATCGGCGGCTATCCAGTCTAACGGCATGGATCGTGTTTCATGGGAGCAACTGATGTTGGATAACGACCTGGAAGAAGACCAATGGGAAATCGACGAGTTGAAACCTGTAACCGCCATGGTGAATAACATAACCCCGGCGGCAGTAAAGACTATTCTCGAACCTCCGATTGGCGAACAGGTCTATGGCAAGGACATCGCCCGGAAGATTACTATCGAAGTAGAAGAGGAAGTGGCAACAAAGGCCGTTTTCCGACGTTCTGGCGACGAAACGACCGTTACCTCGGCCCGGCGTATAGGCGACCTGAAAATCGTTAAATACAAGGACAACATCGACCAAAAAGTGATGATACTTATGGGAATGAACCGCGGTACGGTTCCTGATAACCCGCTGTTGGGGGTTGACCCTAACCTGACAGCTGGAGTTACTGCGGCTCAGTTGGCTCTACCTACGGTTCGTCGTCAGATGGTAGATACGTTCCTTCAGGACGACCTGTTTGAGTCGGTCGATATGATAGCTATCGAACAGAATCAAGACTCGTTAGTTTGCACACTGGAAATTAAGACAAAGTACAACGATAAGGTGACCAAAAAAGTAAAACTATGATAACGCAAATAACGTCCATCGAGGAGTTAAAACAGATATGGCTGGAAATACTCCTGAACAAAACCGACAAGATATCCGATGTATCGGCCGAGTCGGTTTTGAATGCCATAGCCTACGCCGATTCAAAGATCGGTCAGAAGATTATGGTTAATCAGGCGGTTATCGAGGGTCACATCTTTCCGGATACGGCTGCTGGAGAATATCTTGATGCGTTGGCTGCGTTACGGGGTGTTGCGCCGCGTTTTGAAGCGGCTCCCGCTACTACCTACGTTCGTGTGATTGGCGACCCGGGAACGTTCTACCAGGCAGGAACGATGTTCACCTCGACGACGGGGTTAACGTTCGTTTCTACGGAAGATGTCACCATTGGTGGTGTTGACGATACAGATGGTGTGGTAGTAAACTCGCGACTGGCGTATATCCCTGTTCGTTGTACGAAGTCTGGTGCTAATACCAACGTTCCGCCGCTGTCGTTAAACCGCGTTAATCCTACTCCGTCAGGGCATCAAAGTTGCACCAACGAATACCAAGCCACAGGCGGTCGCGATCAGGAAGATGACGAAACGTTCCGTATTCGTATCAAAGAAAGCGTCAATCAACTGGCGATGAACACGCTATCGCAGTTGGAACAGGTGCTGATGAAAATCAACCCGCGGGTGCTGCGTGTATTGAAAGGTGGATACGGCGAAACACAGACTACCGGGTCGGCTGCTGAAAGTCGCATCAATCTCACGGTGGTTTCGGTCAACGGTCAGAATTTTACCCAGGAGGAGTTCGACGAAATGTACTCCCGCGCTGAGGAATATCTGTGCTTGACCGACCTGTTGCGTGTTTCTATCGCCGGAGCACGTTATCCGGCTATCAACCTGCGTAACGTAAACTGGCTGGCCGTGAATGTTGACTTTCGTGTTGATATCGACCCGGCCTACAATACCGACGACGTCCGTACCCAGATTCAACTCCAAATGAACAAACTGTTCGACTACCGCTTCTGGGAGCCGGGCGACAAGGTGGAATGGGAGGATATGTTGTATGTCGTTAAGAATGTCGAGGGTGTACGCTACGTTCCTGATACGCATTTCAATCCCAGCTATGACATCAACGTGCCCGAGTACACGTTACCGCGCATACGCAGTTTCGTGATGCGCGACCTGGACGGCAACGTGATTATCGATAACAACGGCGTTCTTTCCGAGGTGTTCTACCCTAACGTCGAAAACGCAAACTATCAAGCAACTGTGTTAATGTCCATCTGATATGAATCTCACCACCTCCATACGTAGCAAAGTCGTTATTTCGCCATCGAACGAGGTAACGATTATGGCCGAGGCCGCAGGTAAACTGCCTGAAATCTACGAGGCAGAGATTCTCCAGGGACCTAAGACCATCAACAATACGAAAGGTGTTCAAGGCGACCTGATGATAAGCCTGGACAAACCGCCCGCCGACGCTTCGCTTACGAGTGATGGGCGGTTGCTGTTGACGGTTACGGATGGTGAAGAAACAAAGTATCGCCGTGATGGAGCCGACCTGGTATATGACCGTACTGAAGACCCCGAACTTAGCAACGTAATGGAAGTCGTAGGTGACCAGCTGTTGGTGGCAATTACGTGTGATATATCGGGCCGAGTATCGTTGACAGAGTTTGTTGACGAATTAACAGGTGGCGATCCTGCGGATGTCGTGCGGTTATTCCAGGTATCGGCTGACGGTATTTTCTGGACCGAGTGGGTAGAACTTACCAATGAAGCTCTCCAAGCACTGGACCCTATCACGGCCGACGGTACGATGATGGTCTCGATACAGTACATGCGCCAAGGCGGTGATACACCTATCGAGTTCAAGTCTGTTATGTTTACAGGTACGGTGGAACCTATACAATTTGTGGCCCCTACCATCGACGAGTCGATATTCGCTTCCGTGGCGTCGTCGGAGCAAACTAAGCGTATCGAACGCAACCTGTTCAAGAAGTTGTACTACCGCGGTGTGATGGCGCAATACGTTACGCGCGGTGCTGATCGTAATTACATTGAAGACCGTGATTATGTGTCGTTGTTTTCTACAGTGGGGCGTTTCTTCGCCATGATGGTGTCATTCGCCAAACGGTTTGAAAACATTTACAATGACTTCGACCTGTTGCGCGAATACGTTCGCCAAATAGGGTTGTATTTCGATGAAAAGAGCGTTACACTGGAAGAACTCCAATATCTGGCCTCGCACTACTACGACGAAATCCGCAAACGCGGTACGTCAATGGTATTCGCTCGTAAGGGTGACGGCCGCCCCTACAACGGCGAATTTGTGCGGCTGTTTGGTATTGCAGATAGCGACGAGTTGCTAACCGACAACTTGCCTGCCTCGAAGATGGGGTGGTGCTTGGGACAATCTTCACCTATGTATCGTGGCGTTGGTAATTCTAACCAACTGAACAAAACTCGTGAGACATCACCCGACTTTGAGTCATTAGACGATTTTGTAACTACGGGAAACGTCGCTATTGAAGAGATCACTGACCAGTACATTGTAGGTTATGATCGTGAAAAGAAAACCCCAGTTTACAAAAACAAGGTTTGTCTGAAGATTACCGGCAGCGGCGGGCTTGGCCGCGGCGATGCTACCCCAGTAGATGATCGCGTGTATTGCGCTGACTGCAACCTTTCATACGAGGTTTCGTTCTGGATGAAGAGTGACGGTAAAGGAACATTGGATTTTGGTATCGAGGGTTTCAACATCTTCAAGACGGCAATCGCTGGAAGTTTCGCTCGCTTGGATTCCATGCAGGTGACAGATTATTTTGCTAACGAACTGCCTCTTTCCACCCTAAAGGCCAATACATGGTATCATGTCCGCGGCATCATCCATGCTTACAGCACGAAGCCTGTAACCGTCAATGCGCCGGGCCTTAATATTGCTCCGCATTTAGGAACCCAGCTGTATTACAACAACTATTCCGTCGAGTACATTCTCCCAAAGATTCAACTCGGTGGCGACGACGCTACGGCTACACTCTACATATGGGACTATAAGATACGCCCGCTGGTTTATGGCCGTAACATCCTTCCGCTGAAGGAAACGCTCCGCGTCGATGCCCGTTCCAACGGTTTCATTCAGTCGCAACGATTATTCTACATCTTCTTGAAGAATAACAACAATACGATGTCCCAAGCCCAGTTGGAACAAATCGTGAATAAGTACTTGATTCCGTATGGATTCCAGCCTGTATTCGTTTATGGTACGACGCCTGTTAATACGTCCACTACGCCGTCTGAATTCACGCCATATCTGGTCTTGACGCCAAATTCAATTATCATAGATGTAAACGGCAATAGCAGCCTTGTGGACCTGAAGACCAACACTAACGTCATTAAAGTCGAATAGATATGTCGAAACTGAAACTGTCACCGAACCTCTTTTTGGAGGTAGCCGAATTGGAAAACTTTCGCCGCCTGATGGTGGACGAAGGCTACAAGGCGGTGTTTAAGTCCATGGTAAAAAATTTCGGAATCGCTCGCGATTCCGACAACAATGCTTTTGAAATTACGGCCACTGGCGAAGCGAACGTTGTCTCGATTGCGCCGGGCGTGGCGTGGACTAAGGAATTCGACCGTATCATCAGCCGTGAAGCTGTAACACTTCAGGCCATTCAATCCGAAACTAAAACGTGGGTCATCCTTTCGCGCGCCATCAGCAACTACGAGGCCGGGACGGTTTCCGTTACTACTGACGGTACACTCACGGGCATAGGGACCGAATTTACCAAGGTTCTTCGTGGCGGCGATAATTTCCCGAACGCCGTCAAGTTTATCGACTCCACCAAGAATGTTCTCAATTACGAGGTTATAAATGTAGTTTCTGACACGTCGGCCGTTATTGCTGCTCCGGCCGTGGCTGAAAGCAACCTGCGCTACGGCGTGGTAGGGGCGTTCACGCCGGGTTTTGTGCCGTCATCGGCCAATGAACTCATATACGAATATGACTCGTTCCAGGTACGGATGGTGCAGTCGGATACGATTCCTGAAGTACAAGCAGGCGAAGAATTTATAATCGCCCAATTGAATTGGGAAAGCGGCGAAATGTCTATTGTCGATATGCGTAATTCGTGCACGTTCAATGTAGAGCCAACGGAAGAAATATCTGCAGCCTCTTCCAATATTGTCAGCGTGCTCAACGTGGAGCGTTACGGTAATATGCTGCGTATTGCCGTTGAGAACGGCTACACCATTACGGGCTTCGAAGTTAGGGCGTCGGATCTCCAGTTCCGTATCTTGGAGGGGAGCAACAACGTCCTGGGTACAGTATCAAGTGCAAGTGGGACTATCCCATCATCGGTATTTGCCGGATGGACGCTATTTAATCGCGCCACTGGAAAGGGTGTAAGAATAGTTGATAACGCCAATACTACCCTTACGCTGGCTTCATGGAGCGGTGATATCGCTCTTGGTGAGGGAGACGACTTCGTTATCGTACCTACGGTGGCTGACATTGAATACCAACTAACGGCTTCTGGAGCGACTACATGGCGCGGCATTCGTACCACGGCTCGCTTCCCGGTAACGGACGCACAGGCTAATATCTTCGTTCCGCTAAACAGCGGTCAAACCTCTCTCTCGTTGCGCTATCGTGATGTTGATGGTCGCAACGCAAGCGCCTTCAAGATGTTTCCGTCGGCGGGGTATAAGGACCACATCGACGATATGTCTAAAATATTGACGAACTCTGTTTTGACCGTTAATCTATGATGCTCTTTCTTACAGGCGCACCGAACTCGCTGATGACGTCGCCCGATGCGCCTCAAAACGATCCCCGAATGAGCCTGGGTGGCTATGTGAGTTCAACCCCGGTTCCTAATTCGGCGTTAAACGCGTTGTTCGACCAAGTGTCGTTACTCACACTTCAAAATCGCCCAACGGAGTGCATGGCGTTCGCGCTTATCAACAAGAATGCACAACCTGCTGCTGACGTTGAAATCAAGATTGTAGGAGCCGACGATGACCTCTGCCAGTTTGAGATAGCTGCTGTGGCAGTGAAGAATCTGCAAATGGAATCGCTGCGTAGTCGCTATCAGTTACCTATCGGTGCCACGTTCTACAACGCCGACTTCCGCCGTGCTGGTGTACAAGTGACCATACAATCGCCTGCAGCGCTCGGCGAGGAGTTTGTACTGGAGCCGTTCAATATTCTCGTCAAATCGCCCGAAACGGCCGATTACGAGGGAACATTTAACGCCGTTAAGGCAGCGTTCGCTGACAGTTCGGTTTGGCAAGTAGTGTACGTGAGTGAAAAGGTCTTTCGCATCGAACGCAAGGACTACGAAGCTATTGATCCGTTCCCTGTTAGTGTCATGGCCGAAGAGGATGGCAAGATACGTTTGGAGTTTGATGGCGAATTTCGTAATGCCATTAACAATACGCTGCTGGTAGCCGAAACGCTGCAGCCTGATGATTGTATTGGACTGTGGATAAAACGTACTATCAAAGAAACAGCGCATAAGACTTGTGAACAGCTGTTCAAAGAGTACGACGAAAAAGTCAAAGAGGAAACTCTGGAACGTATTTCGATCATTGTCAATTATAACCTTGTTGACACTCGTGAATATAGCGACGAGTACAACGAACAAGATTATTCATAGCCATATGCCACTGTCTTATAACGAAGTCCGGAAACTCATCCTTCAAACCCTCGACGAACGGCCGCAGGGGACTAAGGTTGAAGTCCCCAACCAACAAAACTACGAGTTGGCGTTGTTGGATTATGTTCAGCAGCTTGAAACAACAATGAGTACGTCTATTGTTGGTATCGCTGACGCTGAAACGGAACCTATTGAACCGCCTTCGGCTCGTGTTGCATACCTGTCTCAGGTTGGGGTCAATCAAACCGTTACCTACAGAAAGTTCGTCGATGCCCAGTTAAACCCCATAACGGTGACGACTGATGAGACTCACGTGGGTTTCGTTGTACTGTTTTGGAATACCAACTACTGGCAGGTTCAAACGGTAATGATCCCAGCGTATTCGGCTGGTGGCGAGGTGGAGATCGGAGCCGTGCGGTTTGACATCGCACAGGAACTCAAGACCAACGAACAGCAACAAGCACGTGAAAATATCAACGCCGCTTCGCAAGATAGCGTTGATGAATTAGCCAACGTGGTATATACGCAATACACTGACTTAACCTCTCAAGCAATTCCCGATATTTTCGAAGAAAACGTTGAGACGGAGGTCACATTGGCTTGGGAGACTAAGTTTAACGATCAACCCATAACGCCTGATTCGATTGAAGTCCGAAAGGGTGATGCTGTTCTCGTTACTGATCCTGATGTAAAGAGCGTCACTGATAACATCAGTACTACGCAGGAGTATGAAATAACGGCCGTAATAAAGGGCATTGTTAAGACCGTAACGGTTACGGTAAACGCTTACAGGCGTATGTATTTCGATGCTTCACCGAAGGAAAGTATTGAATCAGCAGACGTTCTTGGCATGTATCAGCAACCTATCAAGCCATCTCCCGCCGGAGAAGTTACGGTGGATGTTGGTGCTAACGAATACCTGTGGCTCTGTGTTCCTGATGATATGACTATCAACAGCGTAACGTCGGGTGGTTTTGATGTACCGATGGCGCTTCCGATAATAGTGACGGTTGAGGGAAAGGGCAATTACAAGTGCTACCGCAGCGCAGGACCGTGGGCAGCAGGTCGTTTTAACGGTATAATCGAATAACCAATATGGCTGAGATCAATATATACGGATTACTTCACTCAAAAACCGCCGATGGGAAATTGGCGAGGTCGGAGCAGATTTTCGATGAAAGTGAACAAAAATTTCAAAACGAAATTAACGCAAAAAGCGTTCGGTCGGAATCAGTACGAGGTGTTGAAGTAGTGACAGAAGCGCCTATGATAAACGACAATATTTTGTACATCGAGGTAAAACTTGACGAAAATGGCCAATAAAAAAATAACAGACTTGATCTTTAACGGTCGCCAGTTAGTGGCGTCTGAAGAAATCAGTCGTGTTGTATTTAATGGCAAAATAATCTGGCCTTATCAAGCTGGTAAGCCGACCATACAGCGGATTGTCTTAAATGGCGAGGTGTTATTTAAGCGCGAACGTCCTTATTTGGAGATCGAGAAGCAGTCCGTTTGGCTTACACAAGAAAACGATTGGTTCGGACAAAATAATATATACACAAATACTTCGTTTAACGTGGAATAATTCCACATGCAAAAAAAAAACTATGGCTGATGTAACAAAAAGCTACGTCATCTGTACCCCGGGTTCAGGTTCAGGCGACACCCAATTAACGCTTAAAGCTAAAACTGCCAACAATGGCAACCGATTGAACCAAACGGATAATTTCACAATTACCGCCCCTGGGGTAAGCCCCAACAAGACATTCTCAGCTATCTTACAGGCTGCTGCTGAATTTGTGTCGTTTAACGACGGATCTGAGGCATCAGTCCCCAAAGATGGCGGTTCGGTCGTATTGGACGGTATGTCCAACGCCGACACCATTACATTCTCGAAAGGCACGGGAAACATTATTACCGCCGATATCGCAGCGATCAGCTATCAGGCTAACGGTGCCAGCGCTACTTCCGGAGTAGCTATCCCGAGCGATCCGGGTGCAACGAAGAAATTTGCGTTCGTTTTGACGCTTACGGCATCTAAGAACATAACCATTTCGGAGCGTACTCAGCAAATCACTGCCACTACGAAAGGCACTAAAACTGCCACGATCACGCTCAAGCAGGCATCGGGCGATCCTTATCTTAATATCGACAAGAAAAGCGTCAATGTTCCTCAGGACGGTTCGGGCGTAACACTCAATGTAACGACCAACACTACGTTCACTGTATCGTAACGTTACCAAACTGTATCATCCCGAAGGTTAGTTATTTACTGCCTCCGGGAATAATTAAAACTGCGTATGGCTATTCAGAAAACAACAATTGCTTGGGGCGATGGATCCAACGACAATTTTTATGTGTCGTTTGATCCAGCTAAGTTACCAGGAACAACCTCTGTCGAGGTGACATCAGATCCAAATTATACAGGGTCTCAGCGTCAGAAGACTGTAACTTTCACCACCAATGCACCAAACGTTTCTGCTGACGCACAAGTTTCACGGCAGTTGAAGGTCATACAGCTAAGCGATAATCTTGTTATTGCTACGTGGGATACAGCTCAGACGGTAGGTCTTTATGAAAATACCAAGGCCGGATTCCCCAAAAGTTAGAAAAACCTTTCATTAACACATTAACAACAAAGTATTATGGCAAACACCGAGAAAATTCAGGCCCTTATCGCCAAAATTCGCGAGAGCCTGCAGATCACTCCCTACGCTACGATGGAGACGGTCAACGATTTGCTTGAGATCGTTGATCTGAAACTGGCCGACGCTTCGACGGGCGGCGGAAGTCAAGTCAACTGGGACGACGTTCAAGGCAAGCCCAGCATGGATGACTACGCCAAAAAGACCGATCTGGCGGCTTACGCTCAAAAAACGGAACTGCTGAAGACCATCACCCTTACGGGAACGGCCAACGGCAGCGGAACGGTCGAAGGCACTGCCTGCAACATCACTACCGCGGCAGGAGAATAAACTACGGTAGGATATGTGGATTATCTTCAACAAGCTAATCCCTGTTAAGGGGTTCTGGATGATGACCTTGTGGTTCATTATCTTCGTTCGTGAAGATACGGCGCATGGGCGCAATATCCCGGAAGCTATTTATCGTCATGAACGTCGTCACTGGCACCAGGTTCTTCAAATCATGATTACCTCTTTTGCGTTGTTCCTTGCAACGTGGCTCATATACGATTACAACCCTTGGTGGTGGTTGCTTTGGGTAGTGTCGTATTATGCCGTGTATGTGGTATGCTGGTTGATTGAAATCCTGCTTCCGCCGTACAACATGGCGTATAAGAACATCTGTTTCGAAACCGAATGCCAGTACACCCAGGATGACCCTGATTATTCACGTCACTTCTGGAATCATTGGTTTGGGTGGGTTAAGTACATTTCGAATAAGAAATACCCTCCTAAGCGGTAACGATAGCAGGTCAGCAAAGAGAGGCCCCGGTTCACGCCGGGGTCTTTCGCGTTGTAGGGCCGAAATTCTCATTGGCAGCGAGTTTTTATTTACGTGCCTATACACGTACCCCATCGAAGCGTTTTGCGTCGCCTAATGTCCTACAACGTTTATGTGGTTACCAAAGCGTGCAACGGTGTTCGGGATAAACAGGGGTAAACCACTTCAACGACACGCGACCCATACAGCAAGAAGCCACATTGGCAGTAGGGGGAAAGGGGGTAAACCTCCTTCGCTATGTCCCCCACCAGCAAGAGAATGTGATGTGCGTGCGTAAGGCATGTGATTTTGAAACGAAATTGTTGAAAAGATGACTGTAAATGAATGGAGATTCAAGATATGCGTGAAAGCGCGTGATGAATGGCGAAAGAATCCTCAAAGCTACAACGGTATGTGTCCGTTGTTGATAAATACGATAATCAAAAATGGCTATGAGGAAACTGATGACAAGGAATTCAACAAATTGATGCTCGCGTTGATTCGTCATAGAGGATGCAGTAGGCCAACGGTGTCTGAACTTATCCCAGCGTTTGTACGTCCTGATGACGCCAATTCAGAAGCGTTCCTTTTTTGGTGGATTATTACCGAAAAACAACGTCGCCTGGAGTTTCTTGAGTATTTGGTATCTTATTACGCCAACGCCGTTGACAAAGAAAGTTAGCCATGGTATTTCGAAGAACAAAGACCAGTGTCACGGCTTGGAGCGTTATCCGTGAATACATGTCTAAATGCTCGTATGGCAGTTTGGTGACACAGAAAGCCATACGAGCCATATTGGAGGAACGCGCAGAAAATTATCGTAAGTACGGTTCGGTTACCACCATGAATGCCTATTTCAATCTCATGGCTGGTGCAGGGTATATACGCCATTCTCCCCGACATGGAATTTGGGTGGTTGTTAAACCTGTACCGAGCGACCTTACAGCGTCAAAGTTAAAGATTCAGTACAGCAACCGCTCACAGCGGCGGGGATATGCATATGGCAGCCTACAGGATAGAAATAGTTCGCGTAAACTTTTTTGAGTACTCATTTGTCGGGTGCGATAGCTTGGGTAAACGTATTGTGGCCAAGGCGCTCACGTATCGTAACCCGAGCCCTTTTGCGTACTCGGACACAATACAGATGTTTGACCGTCGGGCGTTCACGTTTAAGGTCGGGATGCTGCCGACGTTGATTAAAAAACTTTCGTCCGCTGGCCGCGAGTACCGATTGACGGATTACGATTTTAAGCTACCAAGGTCGGTTAAGATTGATGAACGGTTGAGTGGAAAGTACATTCACCAGCGACGAGCCGTTGAGGCGTTTTTTCGGCGACGCATAGGTATCATTGTCGTTCCAACGCGCGGCGGAAAGACCTTTATTGCCGGCGAGTGCATACGTATCTTCTTGAAGACTGAAGCCGTATCACACAAGGTCCTTTTCTTGGTTGACAGTAAAACTCTATTCCAGCAGGCCATAGATGATTTTACGCGCTATTTTGAGCCTTACGGCGGAATCGAGATTGGCGAAATACGCGCTGGACGTGTCGATACCGAAAAGCGCGTAACCGTCGGCATGATACAAACTATCCAATCGACGCTCTCTAAACGCTGTACTGAGACTGGAAAGAAGAACAAACTCAAGAACTTTTTGAAAAGCCTACGGTTCTTGATTGTGGATGAGATTCATGATAACGCTTCGGCTCCTAAGTTGAGGATATACAAAAGTTGCAAGCACCTCACGCACCAGCTAAGCCTTTCAGCCACGCCATATCGCGCAGAGGCGTTCGTGGAGAACTTGCATCTTAAAGCCTGGAGCGGCGATGTGGTATATCGTATCAAGGAAGAAACGCTGCGTGAACGCGGTGTATTGACCGAGTACAAGGTATTTCTGTTGGCTTTAGAGCAGGACGCTCGTGCTATTAGCGCTGCCACCTATATGGCGTACCAAAAGGCATTGATATTCAACTCTCAGATTCGTGACGCCATCGTCGTTAAGGTCATCAAGATGTGTCGCGATCGCGGGTTTAAGACACTGGTGATGTTTCAATCCGTGGACCACGGCCGTCATATCAGCGAACTCACTGGATGTACTTTTATCCATGGCGATACCGACAACGAGGAACGTGAACGCATCAAAAACGAGTTTTTGGAGCGTACCGATGGTGGTGTACTTATGGCGTCTAATATCTTCAAGAAAGGTGTTACGCTACCGGAGGTTGAAATACTGTTTAACGTCGATGGAGGTCTTGAAAACGCCAATACTATCCAGCGTAAAGGACGTGTTCTTGGCGCTACAGAAGCTAAGACACGTTCGGCTGTCATTGATTTTATGGACATTGATGACGCCTATTTCTCGGAACACTCATCGACACGGTTAAATACCTACGTTAAGGCCGTTGGCGAGGATGGTATTGGAATACTGGATACGGCGGTTGATAATTGGTTAAATACTCTTGAACGATGGCTGACGATTTGGTTATCCGTAAACCTGCACTCTACCGATACGCCGTGAGGCTGTTGGTGGACGTGTTGTACCAGATGGGGTGCGATATGCGTCAGACATTCCGCGTAAACGATGCCGACATCCACGCGTGGAATCACTTCATAGAACGTTACGCCTCCGCCACTGAGGACTTCACCCGGCGTTTCATTCTGTTTCAATTACAATGTCGTTACGGCGAGCGTTCTGGCTTATCACGCAAGACGCTAAGTCGTACGCGATTGGCTTGGCTGGTTAGTAAGGCGGCCATAAAATCGTGGGAAAAGGTCTATCCGACGTCGGCCGCGCGTTTTGTAGCTAAGGGGCTGAAAAGCCGTTTTGACGTCTCTACGCTCAAGAGCGAGACCGAGTTACCAGCGTTATTAGTTAGGCTTATAGACCGCGAAGAAAAAGCCAAAGCGGCGTTTTACAGCACTAATAAGGGGTTTGCGTGGTGTATCGTGAATACGACGTTATATCACCACCGGAGCCCTTGGTGTGCGACGTGTAAATTCAAGGAACAGTGCAAGAAACTACTGGGTAAAAACTACCCTCTTGCGTACAAAATACGAGGATATGCTTAAAGATAGACTATCGTCCAACCTAATCACCGAGCTGTTTTCGGCAGCTATTCGTAAACGTTCGGTTTTCGATATATTGAATCAATATCTGCGCTTTTCGTATCTTCAGGTTGAGGCTGAAAAGAAAGTGTGGAAAAAGATGACTGAACGGTATTCTAAAACCGGGCGCGTACCGACCATCGGTCAGTTGCAACAGGCTTTTCTGGATGACGAGGGGGTTTTGGAATTAATCGAGAATATACGCGACGTAGATGTTACGGACGAAGACATTCCGTCGTTGATAGCTTCGCTGGAAGCGTACATTCGCCAGATGAAATTCCTCGACGCTAACGACCGTATCGCCGATTCCTACAACATGGGCGATAAGGAAAAGGCATATAATATCCTAATTAAAGCGGCTGAGGAAATATCACACTTTACCATCCAGGACGCTAAATACGACCGCGTGTTCAGCGACTTCAACCGTCGTCAGCTGGAACGGCGGAGTACCGACTGGAATTATCGTTTCAAAATTCCTACTTGCATTGACGAATTGGATTACAAGTTAGGCGGTTCCAATGGCGGCCCTGAAACGGGTGAAGCGTGGCTGTGGATGGGTATATCGGGTGCGGGTAAATCGCAAGCACTGGTACACCTGGGCATTGCGGCTTCACGACAAGGGTATCGTGTGGTTCATTTTCAGTTGGAGGGTACACGCGAGCAAGCCATGGCCCGTTACGATTCTGCGTGGTTAGGCGGTATATACCAGGATGTAAAGGTTGGTAATATTTCCGACACTAAACTGAAGATGGCGCAACGAGTTGTGGCAAAATTAGGTAAGACCGATATTATTGTCGTGGCAGTGGAAAGTTTTGGTGGCATGACTGTCACTCAAATGCGCCAGGAACTTCAAGACATAGAACGGGCCTACGGTAAGGTGGACATGATATTGTGGGATTATCTTGAATTGGCCGAGTTAGGCGACGGTCATAGCTATTCGATGAACGAGGAGCGCTTCCGTCAGATGAAACTGGCTCAACAGGCTAAAATGATGGCTATGGAGTTCAACGCCGTGGTTCACGTTGCTACCCAGGCTAACGGTATTCCGCCCGAACTTCTCAATGACCCCGACTTCGTCATCACGCGTTACAACCTGGCGGAGGCTAAAGGTAAGGTAAACCCGATGGACGGTTTTGTGACGATGAATTTCACGTCCGACGAGCGCAAGGAAGAAATCATGCGTTTGTATCTTGATAAGGCGCGCGAGCACAAGGCCGGGGATATTATCCGTATTTGTAACAATATGACCTACTCACGTTTCTACGATCGTAAGCGAACGTTGGAGATGCCTTGGGAGGATATTGTCGAAGAGCAGCACGCTACCAAAACGAAACGCGGGCGGCGTAATACGTCGGTGGACGATGACGAATAATCATTGTAATATTGATTGGCGCGAGGTCTTGATGAATCCAGTTTTTGGAAAGCGAGACCAAATAATATGTGATTGCCTGTTTTGTGGGAAATCAAAACATATGTACGTCAATAAGAATACAGGCGCCTGGGATTGTAAAAAATGCGGCAATAGTGGTGGAATATATAAATTACTTGCAGCTGTTGATAAGTTGTACCTGTTAGAGGGGGCCACTATCGAGGAACGTGAGGTAATATCCAAAATACGAGATTTGACGACGTCTGCTTCTGAAGACGTAAAACTGGAGCCACTGCCACCGCGGAAAATGCCTGTGGGCTACAAAGTGTGTTTGCACGACACTTATCTCGAACGCGACCGCGGTCTTACTCCAGATGTTATGAAGCGATACGCCATTGGCCGTACTAAGTTAGTACGGCGGTACGCCGATTATATCCTCATTCCAGTAACTACTGATGGCGTCATCACGGCTTTCCAGGGCCGTTACGCTTCGAAGAAAGTACCGCCCGACGCCCTGCGCTGGCGTAATGATACTAGGGCCGACTTCGCCAAGATGTTGTATGGCTACGACGATATAAAGGCGCCCGGCGCGACGGTGATATTGGTTGAAGGCGTATTTGATAAAATAGCCGTTGATCGTCGGTTACGATTGGACGACTGTGATGATGTCAAGTGCTGTGCCACATTCGGTAAGAAAATAAGCGACTACCAACGCGCCATGCTCCAAAAAAAAGGCGTCCGCGCGGTAGTATTACTTTACGATTTTGACGCCATAAAGGAGATTAAAAAGTATGCATTCGAATTGGATAAGTACTTTTCAACAAATATAGTTTTCACGACCAAGAAAGATATTGACGAGTGTAACGAAGCCGAGACGCTGGAAGTCTTTGAGCGTTTACAGCGTCCGCGCGATTTTGCTTGGAATGTGATAGGAAAACTAAAAAGGTGAGTCATGAATAGTGCAAGGAGCTTGTCGGTAGCGGAGTATTTCCACGTTATACAGCGTGAATATCTGATGGCCGAATTCAGGCGCAAAATATATTTCTCCCCCAAGGATAAGCGATATTTCTCACGCGTGATGGAATTCAAGCGCGAGAAAATATGCGATATCGCTAACCGTAATAAGTTGACTTCTATCTTCACTTCACCTGAGAAGATGCGTGATGTGAGGGCTGAACTGTTCGACCCGCTGAATCGTCCGATGTTCGCCATGAGCCCGAAGGATTGGATGAATTATTATTCGGTCAACAGCGATTTTTCCTACCGGGGTGAAGTGTGGAAACTCGACGCTGTGAAAGGCGATTTTATAACGCTCTACAACGAGCGAAGCCAGGTATATGCCGACAACGTACCTAAGTCAGAAGTGATACGTGTGTTGTAAAAAATTTTGAAAATTTTTGTAAAGTTCTTTGTACATTGGAAATTTTCACCTACCTTCGTGCTGTGGATGTATGTAAAACGTCCACAATCGTAAAACCTAATTGGCATGAAAGCGTCGGAAAAAGCCTACAAAGAATTAGAGTTCCTGGCTGTTAAATACGCCAACAAACTCTACTCTTATGAGGAATTGTCGTTGGAACGCGACGATTTGTTACAAGAGTTTCGCCTAAAAATCTTCACTTCAATAAAGGCGTATGGACGCCGTTGGTTAGCGTATCGACGCGGTACAGCTGCGCGACCTGTTCCGTTGCGGTACTACGTTGAGTGTGCTTGCTCGAATAAGTGTACTGACCTAATGCGTGCTATCCGCAAGGAAAACCACAAACTGCGAATCGACCAGACAGCCTACGATTGTGGCATAGAAGATGTCGTCCAAACCGAGCCGGAGCTGAACCGTTTTGTGATAAATGGCGTTGATGTCCTGGCCAATCTTACAGGAATGAAGCGCGTTATATTTTCTCTCCACATACGGGGATGCAGTAAAGGCATGATGGCGCGTATGTTACGCACACCGCGGGCTGCTGTTGAGGGATACGACCCTAACATGCTCTTCAGTGACGCGCGTACGCTTGTTGACCAAATTATTGCCGAACAGCAAGCCTACTTGTTGGCAAATCACAAGTCAGCGTTATATTATACGCCAACAAGATACGATTATTACCGATTAAACGATGAATAAATCAAAATTGTTTCACTAAAACGTACAAAATCATGGCAACTAAAATTTCGAAAGTGAACGCCGAACGGCTGAAGAAACTCGGTATTACCGCCAATACCGAGGATGAGGCAAAGAAGATCCTCATTGAGCGTCTTGAGCAGGCTGGAATCCCCGGCATGGACGAGGAGACAATTGACAACCTGATTGACATCGTCGGTTCGTTCGCCGAACTGGAGAGCGATTCGGCTGAAGAGGCCGCTCCGGCTGAAGAACCTACGCCCGCTGAGCAGCAGGCCGACGAGCTGGCTGAGGAAGCCGCCGAAGAGGAAGAAGAGGCTGCTCAGGAGGCTGAAGAGGCCGCTCCGGCTGAACCGGAAGCAGAGCCCGAGCCTGAGGAATCCAAGCCGCAGCCCAAGGCTAAGAAACCCGCCACCAAGAAAGAGGCCAAGCCCAAGAAAACTAAGACCACTAAAAAGCCTTCGAAGCGCGACGAAAAGGGTATTCGCCTGAAGCCTCAGACTAACCCTGAGCACCTCGACCTGCTCCGCAAGGAACTGAGTAAGTTCTTCCCCGAAAAGGAGTTCCAGTACGTCGCCGTGTCGCAGGGTATCTCCATCAAGTTCGGCGGCGCCAACTCGCATCCGGTGGCCATCATGTTCGAGAACGTGTACTCGAAAGACGGTCAGTTCGCTACGACCAACGTCGTCCTGAATACGTTCCGCAGCCAGGCTTCGCAGGACAAACTGGCCGAGGACGGTCTTGACTTCGTCATGACGTGGAACAATCTGCCCTGGCTCAAGGGTATCGCCTGGAACGACGCGATGGAGGTTGTGAAGACCTATCTCGACGACATCAAGTCGGCCGTTTCCACCGCCGATACACGTCTGGGTAAGAACCGCGAGAAGATGGAGGCCGACCTGAAGGCAACCGGCAAGAAAGCTGCCGCTCCGGCCGCTAAGAAACCCGCGCCCGCTACGAAGAAAGTCGCTCCCAAGGCTGAAGCAAATGAACCTGCCGAGGATCCCAAAGCTAAGGCCCGTGCTGCGCTCATGAAAGCGGCGGCCGCTAAGAAAGCCAAGGCTGCCAAGAAATAAACCCGGAAGGGAGGATATGATAGGTTACTAAATTACCCACCCCGGCCATCATGGCCGGGGTTTTTCGTACACCCGTCTTCAACGTTATTTACCCCAGATAAAACCGTATTAAGGATATGAAGCAAGAATCAATTTCCCAGGCTGAAACAGGCATTAGCCGTTTCGAGTTTGATTATCGGCGGCGTGTGGTATTTACCGACCCGCGCGGTTCGTTCGCCGAGGTGTATCCGTATATCAACCGCACGATGATGACGACGCTCCCGCTTCAGGATTCTCGTGCTGGTAAGGTACGCGAACTGCTCGATGTCAAGACAATAATCAACAACCCGTATCGCCGCTGTGTAGGCGGCTATGCCCGCAACATCAACATCTTCTTCCTGCTGGCTGAAGCTATGTGGATAGTTACAGGTCGTAAGGACGTCGAGTTCCTGAAAATATTTAACGGCAAGATGGTTGATTTTTCCGATAATGGCGTTACGTTCCATGCCCCTTACGGCTGGCGTTTACGTCATTGGGGTATTTCGTCAGAGGGTGAGTCGATGGACCCGGGCCTGGACCAGGTAAAGGAAGCTGTTCGTCTGTTGAGCAATGACCCGGAAACACGTCAGGTTGTGATGTCGATTTGGAATCCTAAGTTCGACCTCGGTGTGAAATCGAAGGACTTGCCGTGTAACGATATGGTGATGTTGAAAATCCGCGACGGGAAACTCGTTACCACGGTCCAAAATCGTTCGAATGATCTCCACTGGGGCTTACCCACGAACATCTTTCAGTTCTCGTTCCTGACGGAGGTAATGTCCCTCTGCTTGGGGGTAGAGTTAGGTGTTCAGACTCACAACTCGCAGTCGCTCCATATCTACGAATGGAATAATATCGCCGAGCAGATGAGCGAACTTTTCGTGTCCAATAATACGCGCCGCAGCTTGTATTACGAGGGAGCGATGTCGTATATGATGGACTTTAAGTTCGAATCGGAGGTTCCGGTAAACCGCCTGTGTGAAATAACGGCCTTTATAGAAGAGATGATAAATCGTTTGGCGGTGCGATACGCAAAAGGCAATATCTTGGAAGACGAGGCCGGGTTTGAGAACTACGTGTTTGAGAAATCAACCTATTTCTGGGTAGTTTACCAGATGTTGAAGGTGTATGTCTTCTACAAGCGAAATATTGGCGCCTATAAGGATGACCGTGATTCGTTGCTGAAGTCGTGCTGTGTGCTGATGGACCGTATCACAGGGACCGTATCCGTTGAAGAAAAGTGGGACTACTTGATGTTGGCTCGTAATTTCTTCGCGGCAAGGTTTTCTAACGCAGAAATCCATAAACTCCTGTAATATGACTGACTCGCTACGTCGGTGGGCGGAAGATAACTATCTGGCTATCGAAGAAAAGCGCGATGACGAATTGAACATAATCGCCATTGAGGGCGTAGGGGACTTCTTGTATCTACATCCCGACGATAACGGAAAGATAATCGACGAACGGTTCTCGTTCGCAGTAACGGCTGCTGAATTCGACGCGCTGTACGATGGCGTGGTGAAATACATTCTCTTCGAATTCGGCGGCAAGTTCTACTACTCGAATATAAAGAAGGACCACCTGCGACTGGATAAGACTGTGGTTTTTCGCCCCGAATTCCGCGACTTCAAATATCTTGGTACCAGCACGGCTGAGGAACTGGTTCCGTTCGTTCACCTGGGTGTTCATAGTGAATACGAGTTCTTGAACGGTTCGTCCAACTGCGAAGAGTGGGCTGCTAAGGCCAAATTCAACCGTATGACGGCTCTGGGCATTTGTGACCGTAATACGTTGGCTGGCACGCTCGCCTTTCAGACCGCTTGTTTAGGTAAGGGGCTGAAACCTATCATCGGCGAAACCGTTACGGTGGCTTGTAACTATGACCCGGCGGCTGACGTTCAGGAAACCTTTTCGTTGAAACTCTACGCCATGAATACCCAGGGATGGCGTAATCTGCTGCTGGTTAATAAGGCCATCAACGTCGATTATCAGGGGTTTATACCCGCGGAAGAACTCTACAAGTTAGGGCGCGGATTGGTATGTGTAATACCGCCTGACAGCGAATTAAACTATTTCAAGGGGGATGTCGAGCGTTGCAAGCGGTTATTGACAGCCTATCATGCCGCATTTGACTGTGTATATTACCAGATTGACACGGTGGAGTATGCGTCCGAAACCCTATTCCGCGACCACTTGGAAAGTATTGATACCTACATATGCCGTTGCCGCAAAATTAAACTCTACCGCGATACGCTACCGCTCGTTATCAACGACTCGTACTATCTTGATGCCGAAGAGGCTCCTCTGAAGTCGCTCCTGAATAAGGTAGCAGGCGTTGTTAACGCTGAAAGCGCAACCCAGTATTTCAAAAACTCAAAAGAGACGATTCTGGCGTATGAAGAGTGGATGGACGTAGCCGCGTCCCTCTACGAAAAGATAATTGATGGCATGGCTAATTCCACGACGTTGACGGAGAGTATTGACTTTAAGATACCCACCGGAATACGTCACCTGCCGAAATACGAGTTTGTAAAAACTACGGTTGAAGACGCCTTTTTCGAGAAACTGGAAGCGGGCGTACAAGAGCGGCTGGTAGGTAAGGTTGATAACCTCGACCAGTATCTGGCGGAGTTGGAAAAGGAATGCGCCATCATCGTACCGAATGGGCTGTGTGACTACTTTATGATACTTTGGGACATCATGAACTGGTGTCGTGAGCAGGGTATCATGACTGGGTCAGGCCGTGGCTCGGTTTGCGGTTCGTTGATTGCGTATTGTCTGTACATCACGGACGTGGACCCGTTGAAATACAACCTCATGTTCGAACGGTTTCTGAATTCTAATCGCGTAACGGTTCCTAAATTTTGGGATTTGGAAATTGAGGGGTATGGCAAGTTTAGATTGCCCGAAAACGCTAAAATTCCTCTTCGTAATGGCGAGGAAATAGATATAGACTGCGATTTGTCAAATATAGATCTGGACATTGATATTGATAAATTGCGGACTTTATGCAAGGTATAATTTACAAAACGACAAACCTCGTTAATGGAAGAATTTACATAGGCCAACACTGGTGCGATACGGATGAGTTTGATGGTTATTTAGGTAGCGGCGTATCTTTGACGAACGCGATTAAGCGTTACGGCCGAAATAACTTCAAGCGCGAAACACTTCGCGTATGTGACACTCAACTACAATTAGACGCCTGGGAGATGCTCTACATCAAGAAATTCGATTCCGCCAATAAAAAGATTGGCTACAACATATTACCGGGTTCGGCGAATAAGTTTGGAAGCGGTTCGCCCATGTTGATACCAGAGGTTGCGGCTAAAGTTTCACGTTCGCTTAAAAAGACATTCAAGGATCATCCGGAAGTGATGAAAAGAATTCATCAAAAGCGTCAAATGACTTTGGATAATACCGATTACAAGAAAAGAATTTCACAAACCTTAAAAGGTCGATATGCCGGCGAAAAGAATCCAAACTACGGTAATTACTGGACGCCGGAGCAAAAGGCGCAATTATCTGCCAAAATGAAGGGCCGCTATGCAGGTGAGAACAATCCGAATTGGAATAATCGTTGGTCGGCGGAACAACGTCAGGCGTTAAGGGAAAAATTTCGTGTAAAATACGAACAAGGATACACGAATCCTATGCAAGGCAAAGTTAGAATAACTAATGGTGAAATAAATACTGTTATACCGAAGGACAGTCCGCTCCCCGACGGTTTTTGGTATGGAATGAAACCAAGGAAGAAATGAAGATTCTAAAAATAGAAAAAGTCGAAATTGCCCGTCAGGACAGCATGCCGGACGTGGACGCCGATTTTCCTGTTGCATTTCGGGATACAGTGAAGGAATACATGTCCAAACGCTATGGCGTCAATCATGTGTGCTCTGTTGGTACGTACACCCGCATGAAACTCAAGACATGTTTGAAGGATTTCGGCAAGGTCATGGGCGTGCCGTTCGCGGTAATGAACAAACTCACCAAGGACATCGACGACCAAATCGAGTACACGTGGGGTGACTTGTTTAACTACGCAGCTACATCGCGTGAATTGTTCCGTTTTGTGCAGGATCACCCCGAGTTGGTCCATATGACGAAATACGCCCTTACGCAGTGTAAAACGTCGTCAATTCATCCCTCAGCGGTCATTGTTGTACCGCAGGAAGATGAGGATGGAAACCCGATCGACTTGTTTGGTTGGATGCCTATGAAGAAAATGGGCGATGTGCTTGTATCGGAGTGGGAAGGCAAGTATATCGACAAATCAGGCTTCTTGAAGGAGGACACATTGGGTCTTAACCAGCTGGATAAGTTCTCGTCTATCATCAAACTTATCGCCAAGAACCGTCGGGAGCAAATCGACGTTAACACCATTCCGTTCAACGACGAAGAGGTTTACCGTTATTTCCAGCGCGGTTGGTGCGAGGATGTGTTCCAGTTTGGCGCTATGGGGTTGATGAACTACTGCCGCGAGGCCAAACCGCATAGCCTGGACGACCTTATCGCTATGACGGCACTGTTCCGACCAGGCCCGATGGATGTGAAGGCGCACGAAACGTTTGTCGATATAAAGAACGGCCGCAAGAAGCCAAAGTTTGACCCCGGGATGGAGGATATCACGCGTGATACCTATTCGCTGTATATCTACCAAGAACAAATCATGAAGGCGATGGTTGTTGGAGGTTTAACGCCTATCGAATCCGACGAGTGTCGTACGTACATTAAGAAAAAGAATCACACAGCCTTAGCTCAATTCAAGGAAAAGTTCGTTAACGGATATTCCAATTTGATAAAATCAAAAGGAGTTGCGGAAAAACGAGCCATTGAACAAGCCTCTGAAGTTTGGGAGAAGATGCTGGCGTTCGCTTCTTATGGTTTCAACAAGTCGCACGCCGTTGCGTACACGATGATGTCGTACTGGTCGCAGTGGTTTAAGGTGAACTACCCGTTGGAGTTTTGGACGACGTCGCTTCAGTACGCTTCTAAAGAGGCTGATATTCCGTATCGGCTTGTCGAAATGAAGAAGACGGGTGTCGATATTGAGGTGCGTCCACCGGATATCAATTTCTCGGGTGAAACCTTTACGTGCGACCCCAAGACGAACCGTATCTTCTTTTCGCTGGGTAAGGTCAAGGGAGTAGGTGAGCGGGCGTTGACGCTATTGAAAGCCATGAAAGATGAACACGGCGAAGTGTTCTCATTTGAGGACTTCATAACCTCTGCCCCGAAAGGCATAAACCGTACTGTGGTGTTGCGTCTTATTATGGCTGGAGCGTTCGACCTGGTGGAAGACATCCGAAACCCTCGTCAGCGTCTGGACATCGTCAAGCAGTATCTCGAACGTCGCAGCGAACCGCTTCCCGATGAATTCACTTCGCCTGATGTCCATACTAACGCCTGGTGGGTCTTCAAACAGCGTGAATTAACCGGGTACGGCGAGGTGGACTACGAACGTATGATGAACGAATACGGACTCGGAAAACGGATGGTTCGGCTGTACGTTACCGCCGCCGAGTTTGAGCGTAAACACGAGGGTGACGAGGTTTGTATCGTTGGTCGTGTGAATAACGTATTCGAACGCCAAACCAAGGGCGGCGATTCTTACGGTGTACTGCAAGTGGAGGTCAACGACCTCATCATCCAGATTACGTTGTGGCCTGACTTTTGGCTTCATCAGCCGGAAAACGAAGCTACGCTGTTGAATCGTATTGTGGCTGTTTCAGGGCGTGTGAATTATTTCGCTGGAAAGAAGACCGTACAGTCTTCACAATCTACAAGGTTAGAGATATTACAATAGTAAAACAAATCGGTTATGCAAAAGGATGATTTAATCAAACTCTTCAACCGCGATCATCTTGCGCGGTTGGATAACATCAAGCAATGGTTGGAATATGACCGCCACCAGCAGGAAAGCGTTTCGCAACATTCGTACAAGGTATCGGTCTTCACGATGTGCCTGCTGGACTATCTTTGGCCCGGAGGGGACGATAATAATACGGTGGCTACGTTCAAGTATCAGACGCTGAAGATGGCGCTGATGCATGACTTCGACGAGGCTATTCTGCGTCGCGATATCACCCACGAACTTAAATATAACGCTTATAACGGGTCGGAACTGCGTAACGTTTTGGACGAGTTTGTTGCGCACCAGGTAATGACCGAATTCGGAGACGATTCGGTAATTGCCAAAACGCTTTCAAAGGATGCACCGTATTACGACGTTGCTCACGCGATTGTAAAGGTGGCCGATTGGATGGCGTTGTTGTATTTCTTGCATCGTGAGGTGGGGATGGGAAACCGCTCTTGGCCTTTGGATTTATTACCGTACTGTAAGGATAGCTATCGTAGGGCGGTTTCAACGTTACAAAGTACGTGTGTATCGGCGGATATTTGTGAGCAAGAACGCCTGATGTACGTATGGGTAGGAGCCATTAATGACTTACAAAACGATATAATTTAACATGGACAAGAAAACTCAAGATTCATTAATTTCGCAGGTGTCTTATGACATCGAGCGTATCTGCCAATCTGAACCTGAAGCCGCGCAGGCCCTGGCAATGACTATCAACCACATTGCCGGAACCTACTCTGATAAGTACGCCGATGGTGAAAAGGTTATCGACACCAAAAAGATGTTATATGGCATGGACCACGGTGCGGCCATCAACATCTACCAGGTAACGCGCTATCTCCAGCGATACATCACCGTGGGGCACAACAAGAGCCGTCTGATTCGCGACTTGGAAAAAGCCGTTCATTATCTCATTATCGAAATTACGCGTCGTGTACGTTTGGGCGACGTAAACCAACATGAACCTAAAGAATGAAACGGAAACTGCTGATTGGAAAGAACGTTTACGAAATCGAATTTCAGGAGTTCGAGGGCGAAATAGACGTTGACGAATTGATGACCATCCACTACGAAAATCTGGTTGGTGAGATTATCACTTTCCCGGTTGTCGTAAACCGTCTCGGCCTGTTGCTGGCCGATGCCGAGCGGGCGCTGGCTGAAACGAAACTCAACTGCGAGATTATGGAAGCCAAGGTTCGCGAGGAGATACGCACCGCCCTCAACGATGAAGAGGACCGTAAGAAACCGGCAACCGTCGATGAGGTAAACACGGCGGTCTATCAGAGCCCGGTTTATAAGGCTAACAAACTCAAATTGTTTGAGGCCCAGAAGACGCGTGATTATGTCGCTTCGCTTCTTTTTTCCGCTAAGGATAAGTCGTCGAAACTGGATAAGCTATCGCTGTCGATACCGGCAGGCGATATCGAGGAGCACCTCCTCCAGAGTAAGGCGAATTCGGTTATGAAAGTACGCAAACGCCGCAAACTGATTCCTGACGAAGACGAATGACTTAAGAGGTCAGTTATAAGATGATAAATCTTCGTTATGAAATACAAGGGATTTATATATCTTACGACAAATAAAGTAAACGGTAAAAAGTATGTCGGCCAACACACATTAGGAAGCGAATATTGGGACAACTACTATCTCGGTAGCGGCGTTCTCATAATTAAGGCCATTGCTAAATACGGTCGCGAGAATTTTGAACGTCGGATTCTGAGATATTGTACGACTACTCACGATTTGAACATGTGGGAATATGTGTATATAAAACTATACAAAACACAAGACCATAAATTTGGATACAATATTGCAGATGGAAATGTAAACTCTTCTGATATAAACCCGTCAAAATTGCCATCATCTCGGCTTAAAAATTCTACGTTTCACAAGAATAAAAGACTTACAGATGAAACGCGGAGAAAAATATCAATGGCAATGAAAGGACGAAAAAGGAGCAAAGAATCTATTGCTAAAGCAATCGAAAGTAAACGTAAAAATGGGACCTTAAAACATAGTATTGAATCACGTCTCCGCATGTCGGAAGCGCAAAGAAAACGCTACATCGAACACCCCGAGGATAAATTGATACTAAGACGCAAAATGTCTGAAGAAGCGAAACGCCGTTTAAGTGCTTCTATTCGCGGCGTAAAAAGAAAACCGTTGTCTGAGGAAACGAAACGAAAAATCGGTGCTTCTAATTCTAACAGGGTTTATATAACCGACGGTGAGTCGATAAAACGTATAAAAATAGGGGAAGAAATTCCAAAAGGCTTTCATATTACTCATCATAATAAAATTAAAAACAAATGAATGATGCTCGAAAGTTGCTTAAAGCAACGCCAATCAAAAAACTCAAGGCTCGCATCGACGAAGACAACTCGATGCTGAACAACGGCAACGCCGAGTTCCTGTCGCTTGAGGATGGCAAACTTATGAAGATTCGTATCTTCCCCGCCCATCCCGACCACGACAATTTCTACGTACCTCGGAAATGCTACTGGCTGCCGTTTACTACGGACTCCGGCGACGAGCGTCGCGGTACGGTACTGGATTCCATTTTCCACGGCAAGACCGCCATGGACATCGTCCAGGAGTATGTAGCCTATGTGAAGACCCACGGGTCGGAGAATGCCGTGGCCGCCGTTACGGCCCAGCGCGATGGCCTGCTGCCGTCGCTTTCGTGGCTGTGCTACGCCGCTGAGGTCAAGGAAGACGATATGGACCCCAAGCTGTGGGAGTTCAAGAAGACCGTCCGCGACGCCATAAACCGCCTGGCCATTACCGAGGAGGAGGATGAACCTATCGAGACCGACCCGTTCACCGACCCGGACGAGGGCCTGCCGCTGTTCGTCAAGTACATCAAGAACCCGAACAAGAAAAAGGGTGAGAACTACTACGACGTGTCGCTCGGCAAGAAGCCCAAGGCATGCCCCCTCACGGACGAGGCTATCGAGAAATTCATGAAACTGAAGCCCATCGAGGAGGTCGCCGGAACGTACACGCTGGAAACGTTCGAACGCGCTTTGGAGGGTCTTCAGAATTTCGACGAGCAGCACGGTATCGACGTCTTCGGCGACGACGAATGGATGGAAATCGTGGAGAAAGTACGCGCCCAGTACAGCGACTCCGACGACGAACCCAAGAAGAAAGTCACCAAGAAAGCCGCCAAGCGTCGTGACGATGACGACGAGGATGACGTTCCGCCCGTTCGTACGAAGAAGAACCACCCCGGTGTCCGCATTCCCGAGCCTGAGGAGCCGGAAGAGGAGCCGGACAACGAGCCTGAACCGGAGCCTGAGGTAGAGGGTGCTGATGACGGTCTCGACGATATGGACCGCTCTGAACTCAAGGCGTTCATCCGCGACAACGACCTCGGCGAAACGGTAAAGGTTTACAAGTCCACGACCGACGACCAGATTCGCGAGAAGATTCGCGAGGCCCTGGGGTTGGACGGCGGTGACGAAGAGGAAGAAGAGGCCCCCGCTCCGGAACCTGAACCGGAAGAGGAGGACGAGGCCCCGGAACCCTCCAGCGCAGCCCGCTCGCTGGCGTCGATTCGCGCCAAACTTGGTAAGAAATAACCCCCGTGATACTTTCCCCGCGGCTGGCTGGCTTTCGTGGTTGGCCAGCCGTTTTTAACTATCTACAACTATGTCGAAAATTTCAAGCGTTTTGAATAAACTCACGGCCCAGTTCAACTCTGAAGACGTTATCACGTTCAAGAAGAAAGATGGTTTCTCGGAGATTAAATCGTGGGCCTATACCGGTAGTCCCGAATTGGACTGGAATTTGCGCACGTTCGGTTTGCCGACGGGTATCATCGAGATTGCGGGTCGTAGTCGCAGTGGTAAGACTACCGAGGGCCTGGAGGCCATGAAATACTTTCTGGCCGAGAATCCCGATACCGGGTTGGCATGTATCCTTTCGTCCGAAAACCGCGACAACAAGGACTACGCCATCCAGCTGGGCGTGGATATTTCTCGTGTGGCTATCATCAAAATTCACTACGTCGAGCAGATGTTCGTGCGCGTTAGTAAGTTCGTAAAGGACGCTCACGCGCTGTTCGCCGAGGCGGGTATCAAAGAAAAGCCGCGGTTCTTCTTCCTTTGGGACTCGCTTGGCGCAACGCTTTCTAAGGCCGAGTACGACGCCCTCCGCGCCAACGTCGATAATATGGACAAGGCCGCTTCCAGGGGTGAAGAGTTGGAGAAACTCCAGGAACCGAAGATGATGGCGTTCGCCAAATCGGCCAAGATGTTCGCCAAAGGTCTAATCGGGCTGTGCTACACCAATATCATCCATTTCGTCATCCTCAACCACCAGTACGAACAGAATGTCATGGGCGTTACGTCGCGCAAAAGTACTGGTGGAGAATGGGTTGAGTTACTCCCCTCGATGCGTCTCCAGATGCGCGTGACGGAGATGAAGAAAATTGACGACGTGGAGGTGGCTCAAATTTCCGAGGTTAAAGTTATCAAGAACGACTTCGGTTCGCGCCAAAAGACGTACATCCGTATCTTGCTTGGGTACGGCATTATCCTTTCTGAGGAAGACATCGAGTACGGCGTTGAACGCGGTATTATCCAGAAACCGTCCAAGACCGTGTACTCGGCCTTGAATGGTAAACTACGTTGGAAATCGGATCGTGAACTCTACCAGTTGTACTATGACCAGAACCCGCTCATTTCGGCGCTGGAAAAGGTCATTGCAGCTACTCGCCACAAGGATCTTCGTGAGTGGAGAAGCAAGATGGCAGAGGAGGCGGAAGTCGTTTCCGACAATTAGCCAACGTTTATCTTGGTAAACTTTACAAAATGAAACGGAAATCGAACAAAAGTCCCGTAGCCATCTTGGGTTTCGATCCTCACCTGTCAAAAGACAACGTGACGGTGGTGCGGGATTTATTCAACCAGACGTTTGCGCTGGCTGAAGAAATAGGTTGTAAGATTGTGATTCTGGGCGGTGACGTATTCACGTCCCGCTCGGCACAACCTTTGGAAGTCCTCGACGCTTGGCGTGAAATTACCGAAGACGCCGAAGCGCGTGGACTGGAAATCGCGGCTATCCCCGGCAACCACGATAAGACCGACCCGAACTCCGATCGCAGCTACCTCAGCGTGTGCCCGGGAGCGGCTACGGTTGTAAGCCGGGCGTCGGAGTTTGTGTGGAATGGGGTGTCGTTCGTGTTGATACCCTACTATGGCGACGCCAAGTGGTTAGAGGAGAAACTGGCCGTCGATAACGGTTTGGAACGCGAAACGTTTGACGGGCCGCGGTTCATGATAACGCACGTGGCTGTGGAGGGCGTTCGTAATAACGACGGTACGCAGGTTGAAAGCGACATCCGTCCGGATATGTTCCGTAACTACGACGCGGTGTTTGTAGGCCATTATCATAACGCCTCGGACGTGGGTGAAAAGGTCCACTATCTGGGTTCGATGTGCCAGAACAACTTTGGCGAAACGGCCGATGATAAGGGGGTGACTATCGTGTATGACGACGGCACGTGGGAGCACCGCCCGTTACGCTTTCCGCGGTATGTCCGTGAAACTGTCTCAGCGACCGATACAGCGACTCTGCGTAACCTCATGGATAAGTACTCCGGCGAGGATTATGATCGTGTCAGAATCGTCGTAACGGGCTCTAAAGCCGATTGCGAGAAACTCAACGCTTCGGAATTCTCGGCCGTGGGTATTGAAATCAAGTTTCAAGCCGACGAAACTGCCGCAGCTATGGCCACAGCGGCCGACCCTGAGAAGATTGTGACGTTCCGTAAATCAACCATCGTTAAGAATTTCATGGAATTCTGTAAGGAACGCGACATACGTGGCGAGCGCATGAAAGAGGGCTTGGCGATGCTTAAAGAACTGTGATATGTGGTATCCTGTAAAAATAGAATTTGGCGGCTTGTTCGCGTTTCGTGACCGGGCCGAGGTAGTATTCAAGCGCGGCGAATGTACGGTAATATTCGGCGATAACCAGACCGACCGCGGTTCGCTGAATAACGGCTCCGGTAAATCGACGCTGTTCGAAGCGATATCACTGGCGCTTACAGGCGATTTGTTGCCACGCGATACACCTATCACACGCGATAAGGCCATCAACCGTTCCAGCGACGAAGCGTGGGTGACGATGCAGTTGGCTAACGACGTTCTTCACCAGACTATGGAGATTCGTCGTCGATTTTATCGTAAGCGCAGTGCCAAGGCCGCGCTCTTCGAAAATGGCCACGAGAACACCCAGTTGACGTCCGTGGCCGAGGTAGATAAGCGAGTATTGGAGTTGTTGGGACTGAGCCGTGAGGACCTCCTCCGCTACTACATTATCAGCCAGGACCGTCAGTACAACTTTCTGACCGCACCCGATACTACCAAAAAGGAGATTCTGAACCGTATCACCAACGCCGATATGCTCCAGCCCGTTTTGGACGCTATCAAGGCTGACCACAAGGCCGCCGACGAGCGCGTGGCGGAATACGATACAAAGGTGCTCACGCTGAATACCAAGATCGAAACTCTTGAAGAAAACCTGAAGGAGTTGAAAGCCAATAACGCTTCAGCGGCTAATATCAAGGGGATGTGTGACCTGCTTGGCGACTACATTAAGGACGCCGCCGCGCTCGGTGTTCAGGCTAAGGATATTCGTCGCGAATTCGAGGACGAAAAGGCTAAGCGTGTGCAATTCGAACAACAGTTGGAAACCGCGCCGAACTTTACGGAAGATATCGCTGCGGCGGAGGATAATATCACCGCCATCAAGAACGAACGCAAGAAGAACCGCCGTGCTAAGGTCGATTTGGAGTTGGCGTTAGAGGGCGTTATCGAATGTCCTAAGTGCGGCGAACAATTCCTCCCCAACAGCGAACTTAGCCTCACTCCGGACCAGATTCGTAAGAATATCGCCCAGCTTGAACGCGCCGACGAACAGTTTGCGCTGGACGTCAAAAAGGCCGAAAAGACGCTTGAAGAACTCGAAGAAAAACAACGGGACTATGAACAGGTGGAAGCCGAACTGGCTCGTGTAAAGCGTAACATGAAGGATATTCGCGACCGGGCCGACAGGTTGAAACGTCAGATGGATGAAATCGACCGCCGTAAGGAAGATCTGGCTAAGCGTATTGAAGCGGCTAAACGGGCCGCTGCCGAAGACGCTTCGATTAAATCTACCGAGAGCAAGATTAAAGCAGCCAAGGCTGAACTAAAGGCCGCCAAGGCCGAACTGGCCGACTTCCGGTATTTAGCTGAGTCGATGGCGTTCTGGGACTTCCACATGGGTAAGAACGGCTTCCTCTCGTTTTTAGCAAACAAATCGTTGAGGGTGTTGGAGGGCATGACGAATCTCTACCTGGAAAAGTTCGGCATGGATGTAACGGTTCTGATTAACGGCTTTACCATGACTAAGGACGGTAACGTGCGCGATAAGATTGACGTGTACATCCAGTCGGACGGCCTGAACGCTGACGTGTACGGTATTCACTCTGGCGCTGAGCGTGGGCGTGTAGCACTGGCGTCGCTGATCGGGTTGAACCGCTTGATCAATATGGCTACCGATGGTCGCGGGTTGGATATGATATTGCTTGATGAAGCGTTCCACGGTATCGACTCCCTGGGGCAGGAGCACATCATCCGGACGCTCGAAAATGTGGGTATAACGTCGATGATGATTACGCAGAACGTATCACCCGACTTTGCCGCTAAGAATAAACTCATAGTCAGGAAGATAGATAAGGTATCAAGGTATGATTGATTACAACGTTATTATCTTATAGTTTCAAATAAGATATAACGATGAAATCATCTGTAACAACCTACTACAAGGACCGATTGATAATCGGCATAGACCCCGGAGCCGCAGGTGGTATCGGAGTTTACTCCATTGACAAAGGTCGGTTGGTGGCGGCGGTAAAAATGCCCGAAACACCAACTGACCTTTTGGCGTTCCTGAAACTCCATTCGCTCAACTCGAAATGCTATTTGGAGAAGGTTGGAGGCATACCGGGTAACGGCGCCAACGCGATGTTCAATTTCGGCCGCGGTTACGGTCATTTAGAGATGGCTCTGTTGGCGTGTCGTATTCCGACCGAGACCGTAACACCCCAGAAATGGCAGAAGGAATTTCAACTCGGCGTTCGTGGTAAGACGATGACCAAGACCGAATGGAAGAACAAACTCAAAGCCAAGGCTCAGCAGCTATTTCCGCAATTCAACGTAACTTTGGCCACTTGCGACGCGATGCTGATTGCGTTGTACGGTAGCCGTCAATAATCAGCCCTATGGAATTCGTTTGTAAGAACCCCGAATGTCCGCGCTACGACCAGCGCGACTACTATTCATCGGTAAGCGTGGTGATGCGCGACGGTAAGCCGTTTTGTAAGCAATCTCCGTGTCCGGCTTGCGGTAAGATACGTGAAGAAATCAAAAAGGAAACGCCTGCTGACCTCAAAGGTATCTATTTCGGCCGTTTTAGAGCGATGTCCAAGGAGCAAAAGCAGGAATCCCTAAAGCGGCGCTCTCACGAACACTTCAAGAAGAAAATCGCTCCGGAACGCCGCGCAAAGTTGGCTGCCGTTCGTGCTGAAGCTAAGTCGATGTTGAAAAAATAGGAGCAGTTATGCGTAAGTCGGTCGAGCGTCAAATGTTTCGCCAGTCATTCAAATACCGAATCGGGCTGGTGAATAAATGTATTCTCATCATCAGACATTGTGACGACCCGCGCCGGGCGTCTGCGTATCGTAACCTTGTATTTAGGATGATGGGGCATATCGTGTTGAAAAACATCACGAACTACATCAATCTGTTGAACGGTTCTAACGCGCCGGATATCCCTTCACGCGACGAAGCCATTGCCGATTGTTACGCGATGTTTGATAAATGTATAGAAAAGTTTACCATCCTTCCGGGTGCGAATTTCTATTTCTATTTCAATAAATCAATCGCACGTAATTTCTACACACTCTACAAGAAGAACCTCAAGGCACGTCATGGCGAAATATCGGACGCCGTAGAGTCTTCGCACCCCGATATGCGCACTCCAGGTTATGTCAACGATATGAAAATAACGTTTGACACACTGGGATTTACTGATTTGGAACGAAGGATCACGATGTCGCGATTAGCAGGCCAGCGTAAATCAGAGTTCTTGGCCGATAATCCTGACGTCACCGAAAACCTTTACAGCCGCGCGTTGGTACGCATGAAAAAGCTATTAGAAAACATCAAAAAGGAATATCACAATGGAAAGAAAGATTGAAACCATCACCAACATTTTGGAAAGCGGTTTTGCTGTTTTGGAGGTTTGGATGTACGGTAACGACCCGTTGGTGTTCTTAGTAAACAAATTTACACCGTCAGTAGAGTCCAACGTGGCGTCAATCGACTACTGCGAGGTAACGGGGTATGATATTACAGCGTTTATACGTTTAGAGTCGTTAGATATACATCGAGGAAAGGCGGCTGTGCTGTCGAAACTCGAATCTATCGTACAGAACCAAAAAGCGCTGAATTTCCAGTTTCACAAAAGCGTCAAATGGATTTACTGGACATCGACTCGCGGATAGTATCAGTAACAAAATTGTAAAACAAAATCGTCATGGCTTTTCAGCCGTCGCCTTATCAACAGGCAATATACAATGAGGTAGCTACTACAAACCACAATATCAATGTTAACGCTGTGGCTGGCAGTGGTAAGACTACCACTCTACTCGGTTGCTTGGAACGCATACCACGTGGAAAATCCATCATCTTCATGGCCTTCAACAATTCCATCGTGAAGGAATTGCAGGCCCGAAACCGTCGCCCGAACGTCGATATAATGACGTTGCACTCCTATGGGTGGCGGTTGTTGCTACGTCGGTACGGCCGTACCGCCCAGATGAACCCGAATAAGTCCATAGCCAAGTTAGAGGTGGTGTTGAAACATCACGCCCGCGACGAGCAAGTACAGGAATTGTTGTTGAGGCGTAAAAAGGGATATCTGATTTATTTAATTCCGAAGATAGTAGATTTGATGCGGACGTCACTTTGCCGTCCTGAAATCGGCGAAATTGAGGCATTGTGCGAATATCACGATATCGACTGTGACTTGCTGGATAAACAACTGGCATTGGAAACGTTTGCCGAGGGAGCTGCCGACCACTCACAGTTTGATTTTACCGATATGTTGTATGTCCCGGTGACGGACCCCAGTATTCGCTTCCGGAAATATGAGGTAATAATTGGTGGACGAGAGCCAGGATATGAGTCTCCTGCAACAAGAGTTGATAAAACACGCGCTGGATCGCCGTTCACGGTTGATAACCGTTGGCGATCCGCGTCAGGCCATATACGGTTTCGCAGGCGCCGACGCCAACAGTTATTCCCGGTTGGCCGAATTAAATGGCGAAAGTGTGGAAATGCCGTTGTCGGTTTGCTATCGTTGTGGGCGTCGAATTGTCGAAGAAGCTGAGAAAATTGTTCCCTATATACGCCCCTATGAACGTGCTCACGAGGGTGAGGTCAGTGTCGGTTCTTTGAACGACATTGAGGATGGTGATTGGATAATATGCCGTAACCTGCGCCCGCTGGTGGAGGTTTACCTGTGGTTGTTGAAAAACAAGATTAAATCACGTGTTCGCGGCAAGGACATCGGCCGCAGTTTGGTGGATTTGGTATCCAAGACAGGAGCCCGTACTATCGACGAGTTGGAAAAGCTACTTTGGAAAGAAGCCGACAAACTGGTTCAGAAATTGCGTGCTAAAGGTTGGAAGAACCCTGATGCGTCGCCGAAGATGAACGAACTATTGGAGAAAATCGAAGTGTTACGCGCGTTGGCCGTTGAAGCCGATACGGTAGCAGAACTGCGCGAAATAATCGAGGGAATTTTTACCGACGACCTTGAGGGAATCCTGTTGATGACTGTCCACAAATCCAAGGGCCTCGAAAACGACAACGTGTTCTTCTTGGCCCCAGAACTTATCCCATCGCGTTTCGCTACACAGCCGTGGCAGTTGGAACAAGAATCTAACCTTAAATATGTAGCCATTACACGCGCAAAGAATTCATTAATATACGTTCCCTTAAACCAAGCAAGTTATGACATCAGCCGACCATTCAACGGAAGATATCCGATCCAAGGTACACGAGGATGAATTTAACAAGGCCGAGGATCGTATCGAGGATCGTGAAGAGGAAACAATCGAGCGCCATCAACCCCGTTGCACACCACGCCAACGGACACGCGTTCCATCACCAAAAGAAATCGCCAACGTTTTTAAGAAATGAAAACTTTTTAACAACGATGAAAAATTTATACTATCTTTTGAAACGTAATACCGATGACGGGAAGCCCGCCTATCACCAGTGGCTTCGGTCGGGGTTGATAGGCCGAGGGCGCGGTTTTTCGGAATCGTCGGATCCTGACTTTGCGTTTCGAACCAAGGATCCTATCGAAATCCTGGTACACTACGAATACCTCCGCACGGAAATCCAGTCGCCCTATGAATGGCAATTGGTAGCCTACATGATGGACGACGCCCAGCGTTCATGGGCTGATGATAGTCCAACTTCTGAATACAAAAACGTACTTCCGGCCACCGAAAATATCGAGGTTTGGAAACGCCGTATGACCTACGATCCGGCTCTAATGGAGGTTTACAATACCAAATTGGAAGAATTACGTAAAAACTACGCATAATGAAAACTGTTGAAAATTATGTAAATCGCGAATGGTATTATCGTGTTGATAACACCATCACCCGAGTCTTTACCACGGGCTGTATGCCTGTAATGGAAACGCCAGGAGAAACGACGGAGAGTTCCGAAATGATGGTAGTCGTCAAGAACTTTTCTACATCCAAAAATTCGGTACTGGTCCCCTTGGAAAAGTTCCGTGAATGTTGTCTGTGTCCTGTGACGCTGTTTTCTGGAGACCTTGTCGCCCGAGTGAATCATGGCTCGATAGTACAGATTTACAGGGTGGCCGATGAGGAATCAGGAGCGGCTCTTTCTTTCACGATGAAATATAATTTGGTGCCGTTGAACTTTGACGACCTTAAACCAACGGGTGACGAACCTGTCCCCAATGTAGATCCTGTTGTTACCAACGAAAATGTTATTACGGTATCAGGTGAAACAAAGACCATCATGGGTAGTTATTTTCGGTACATTACGACTCGCCAGCTGGACGCGCTCAAGTACGACGCTCTGCGTGAAAACGTTCGGCGAATTGCCGTTAAAATCAGCGGTTTAATTAACAAGGACCGTTGGCGTGAGTACACCGCGGATCAGTTAGCTGCGCTGAAAGACACCGAGACGCTTATCAAATCGGCCACCAAAATAATCAAAAAAGTAGATGGCGAAGAAGAGTAAAGCGCGGTTCTTCCGTGTTGGCGGTACGTACACCCATCCTACGGGCGTTCCTTTTCAAGTCTTGAAAATACGTCCTAACGAAAAGCAATTAGGCGTTCAATTTATCGGCCCTGACGGTTCCCGTTCCACGACGTCGATTGATTTGGTAAAACATAAGAAAATGCTCCAACGAGGAGAAATTGAAGAAATCTAAATACCTATGGAATTTACACCTGAAGATATTGACGTACTGCCCGACGATGGCGTATTTGTGTTTGGTTCTAATACTGACGGCAACCACTGCGGCGGCGCAGCTGCCTTGGCACTAAAACTTTTTGGTGCTGTTAACGGTCAAGGCGAGGGTCCTCAAGGCCGAAGTTACGCCATTCCGACTATGGAATACATCGAGATTGAAGAAGATTATACCGAGCGCCCATTATACCGCAAGGTACGTATCCCGTTTCAGGCATTGGTTGACGCTTGCGACCGCTTCATCCTTTACACCAGTCAACATCCCGAATTGCGGTTCTACGTGACAAAGATCGGTTGCGGAATCGCTGGTTGGAAAGTGGATGAAGTGGCGCAGGCATTCGTCGTGGCATTGGCGTCGTTCTTGGTACCGCTGCCTGACAACATCGTTTGGCCGCGCGAGTTCTATGAAATACTGAATAGCCATGGCCTGGTTGGTTAGACATGCCGTAGAGGGTTACATCCTCACTGACCAGCACCCAATGAGGATTAGGGATAAACAGCTGTTTTTCAGCGAAGCTAAGGCCACTCACATAACACCTGAACAAGCCATTGTCTTGTTGGATGGCGCTACGCTAAAGAACGGTGAATATGTACAACTTCGTTCGTCGTCGATGGTAGCTATCAAACCCGGATATTATACCGCCGATGCTGATGGTACGTTTCATTGGTTTGAACGCCGACCGTCATACTACGACGGTCAATGGTACACCACCGATGGTCGTTCGGAATTGGTAGATAAACGTGTGTTGGAAGGACGTCTGCCACGTATCCCAACCCCCGGCGATCAATACCCCTCACAATATGGCCCTAAACAAGCCTATACAGAGTCTTTGATTGGTACTGATGTATTACCTGCTATGGCTTCGGCAGAACTCTTGAAAAGGGGCTTGAAACCGCGAAAGCAATTAGGGTACTTATTACGTCGTGGACACCAATCAGGCACACTGCTCACTACCAATCAACCGCGGGCGTTTGAAACCTTACGTTCACACCGTTATCAGCCAGCGTTTACATTGGAGGACGTGTTGATGGAACTGTTGACGTATGGACGTGTTCGCCTTGAATTGTTGGAGGACGGCCGTGTGTTGATAGAAATCGACCAGTCGAAGAATCTATATATCGACCGTAATATCGCCATGGCGTCATTTGGCGCCTTATTGTACGCTAACGCGATGTTACAAAAAGAAAGTGAGATATGGAAAAAGAAGCGATGAAATACTATGTCGCGAGCGTTGGAACTAAAACCTACGACGATATATTTTCGTTGGCGTGGAAACGAATACAAGCCCTTAATGCCGCAAGAGCGTTTGTAAAGAGTGTTGGCGGCGTAAGCTATCGTCCAGCTAAATTTATTTGGGCTGGTGGAATCAGTACTGTGGAATTCACCACTACTCCACCGCCAGGATGGCAGCGAGATGGTTCACCGTTGGCCAATATGTATCGTCCCGACTTAACACCTGAGGGGCGTGCGGTTTACGAACGTATTCAGCGCTTGCCGCGTGTTGGGTGTAACGAGGTTAACGCCTTGGTTGGTTATACGGACTATTTTGGCGGATGTCGTTTAAAGGTAGAAGCCAATATCAAAATCGTTGGCTCTAAATTAGGTTTCGCTGTCTCAAATTGGATGGTGGAAACGGGGCGCGCCAAAATACCTGCTGACTGCACCGAGGTATCCAAGGAGGCATTTGCCGATCTCACAGGCCAGAATATACGGTTGATGTACAAGAATCGTAAGCGATGATAACACTCAAAAAGGGAGATCCAAGACGATACAAAAGGTCGCAACGCAGAAAAGCCTATCTCCAAAATCCAGTGTATAAGAAACGTTGTGAAATGTGTGGCGCGAAACTCTTGTTCACTAACGCCGAAATTGTGCCCGCAGGCATACTACGCCACGACAACGACTTCACGACATGTCCCGAATGCGGGCAGCGCGTACTTGTTGACCCTGATGCGTATATACCCTATTGGCGTTGGCGATTGTTCTATGAGAAAAAGTACGACTAAAATTTACGAGTATGCATGGAATTGAAAACATCGCAGGATTATTGCTGTTGGCGATAATCGTTGCCTGGATCGTGTTTATTTTTGTCTTTGTGACCGAATCTGCTGCTAATAAGGGACGTTCGACCACCGGGTGGTGCATACTTAGTTTGTTTGTATCGCCCATCGTGGTGCTGATCTTGCTCCATGTACTTGGCGAAACGCGCGAGTTCTATCGCGAGCGGTTGATGCAGGAAGAACTCATGCGGTTGGAGTTACAAAGACGCATAACCATTTCGAGGGATCCTGACGAAGAAATTGATGACCTCATACGCGCGTCTGTAGCTCGTCAGCGTTCTTTGTAACAAATGTTAAACGTTATGAATAACACGCCACGTAACAACATCAGGTTGGAAATTGACGAATTGGAAACGTTGGTTGGAATATTGAACGTGTATCTTGACCGTCAACCAGCCGTTGTGTTGGATGATGAGAAGCTGGCTAAAATATCGAATCGTTTACGATGGTTGTTGTTTAAGGAACGAGCGAAACGTGACCGCCTAACTATCCGATAAATGAAATACGAAATCTATAAAACACGCGACGGACTCCTGATCCCTGTACTCTACCCAGAGGACGCGGGTCAGGCGTTTCGCTTAACGGTTCCCGACGCTGTGAAGGTCAGTGAGGGTATAGCACGTAACACTGTCGTTTACGGCATAGTTCCTACACGTATGAAACGCCAACCGTTTCCCGTGCATAACAACATTTGGCGCGATCGCGAATTACTCGGCGCTCTCAGCGGTGACCACAACCGTTGGGCATTTGTGGATTATCGTAATGAAGTGGCACCAGCGCTATACCACAACGACGTTGATCGTTCATCACAACCATCGTCAATAGTAGATGAATAGCGCCAACAGTTATTATTCCAACGACTCATATACAGTACAATGCAATGGAAAAAGACTTCAAGGACATATTAAATGCCCCGGTGCCTCCGGAAATCGTTGATACAGTGGCGTGGAAGAAATATCTGGTGATGAAGGAGTCGGCCACGTTGAAACGCATCCACGTGTTGGCTTCTGACGGTACGGAAATCAACCTGATGTGGTTCCCGCGTAAGCTACACGACACTATTAAGCACCTCTCTACCAGCGAACGCGAAGAAATTTTGGAAATGTACACCGAACGCCGTAAGGTCCAGGTGACGGCTAATCGCCTCTTGGCCGTGGCACGGGGTTCGTTCGAATTGGCGCGTAAGCGTAAACAGGCCGAGCGTGAAGAGCACAAATCGCTTCATATGAGCGACGTGACGCTGGTGGAGGATATAAAGGAACTTTTGGGGAAGATGTTCACCCCGCGGGAGGTAGTCCGTATATTGGCCGAAAGTCGTGAAATAGAGGTAGAACTGAACTACGTTCAGGACGTATTGAAGCGGTTTATTAACGATATTGAAAAACGTCGCGAGGAATTCCGTAACCGCGTCCAGGACGTGCGCCTGTACTCGAAGCGTCCGCGGTTGGAGGAACTCAGCTGGATGTACACCCAGATGAAAATGCGCTACAAGGCCCTCCGCTCGAACGACGCCTATAATTCGATGCTACGCACTCTGGAACAGATACGTAAAGAGGCCGAAGGTGACCAGATATTCATCAACGGCGCCATAGACGTCAACGTCGAAACAGAGATTCGTCTTCACATCCAGCAGACCATCTACAAATCGGTAAACCTCAAGGAGATAATCCTTGGCCGTGTGGCTGCACGTATGAACTGGGACCTGGCTAAACTGGTAGCCGGGTTGCACAACTCGTATTACGCTAAATTTATGCCTACAAACGACGAATACGACCCCCAAGCTGAGATGGAATATCCATCGTCGATGAACTACGACTTCAATCGTATTCAGCACAACCACGCTGTTAATGGCATCGATGAGGTTGAAGACGTTAAGGCACAGCCCCTGACTGACGAAGAACGCACTTCCAGCGAAGCCATAAAACAGCTCTTCCTTCAGCGTATCGCCAAGCAGCGTGAGACCTTGGAAGGACCTAAACACCGAGCAGAGGCCGAGGTTGATTTTTGGCGTTCAAAGTTTAATAAAACGCCGGACGAGGACCACGAACTAACACGTGAAGAGGGACGCGTGCCGCAACACAAATTCAACAAAAAACAAAAATCTAAATTCAAGAAGTGATGGAAATTCAAGAATTCAAGCAGCGCTGGAATGGCCAGCCCATCGAGCTCATTAGCAACGAGGAAGCGTGTATGTTGGTAAATCTTCCTCGTGAGCTGGAAGAGCGGGCGGCGTATGTCATTCAAAAGGCTGAAGCCATCAGTTGGCAGGCTTCAAAGGTAGTGCCCGTGGCTGATAGGTTCTACGAGCGTACTCGTAACCTAATGTTCGTTGGCGACAGCGTGGTGGGTAATTCTGTGACCACCGTCACCACGCCGCGTTCGTTTAGCGAATTTCAGCGTGATTTTGAAAATATGATGAGTACACTGCAGGCGCGTGTAGAAGTGTCGGATTACGTGATGGGGGCTATCCGTTCGCTGGGCTTTGACGTTCGCCCTGATACCGTGGTGGAGAAAATGACCGCGACAGAAATAGCCGCCGTGACGTCGTATCCTGAGACAGGCGTAGTTCCGGCGTTCGCCAACACGTCAGCAGCGGTGTATATCTCCCTTGACGAAAGAGACCGTAACGTGCGATTTGTGGCCGTGGCGGGGGCGGGGTGGTACAAGGTAACGTTCGCTGAGCGATAACGAAAATTCAAGAGCACTATGGACGACAAATCGACACTTTTCGCCGCAGCGGTATGTATCGTTGTTATATTAATTGCGATGTGGTATGAATATCGTCCGTCGTTGTTTAAGGTGCGCCAACTGGTAGGACTCGAAACCGTTGACGTTAATACGATGGATTTTGACGAAGTGGTGAATCGTATTACTAAGCGTGCTCTGAATGCGTACTACCATAACCGCGTAGCGTTATCTAACGGCGTATATGCGGAATATATTCCAGGAGCACCGCCCAACGTTGGCGGCACGTATCCGGCTTTTATTAGGCTATACCTAAAGCGTCAAGATATGCGCCAATTCCCGTTGGTAGTGCATATAAGTACGGAACATCCCACGGGACATATTACAGGCATTGAGTCAACGGCACAATTTGGTGATGCGTATCAGTGGATGATGGAACAAATGGATAAAATGACGTGTTACGAAATAGCTAAGCGGTCATATGTGTGTGAGCAAAATAGTCTTCGTGGCAACGATGAACGGTCGAAAGTGAGAAAGGAGTACATCCAGTGGATAACACGTAAATTCATCTAACAACCGTTATATTATCTGTTCCCCCGGTGGACCAACGTGTCTGCTGGGGGTTTCTGTTGACGATTTACGAGAATAATTCACTTTCTTGGAAGATTTTTCACGATTCTCTTTGAAGTCTTGGAGATTTACACTACCTTCGCTCTTGGAAAATGAAACTAAACTCTGTAAGATGAAAAAGAATCGCAAACAACAGGAAGAACGCGCCGCTTGGATGTTAGTAATAATCATCACTGTGATAGCGTTTGTGGGTATCAACTTGATTTGGTACGGCGACGGGCTGGTGAAACTATTCGGGATGCTCGTTATCGGGTATGGCGCGTATGTGATAGATCGTATTATCGAATACTTAAATCGTAGGTAGCTATGACTCCCGAAGTTCTTATTGCTGCTGCGTATGCCGCTGGGTGGGATGCCGAAACGCCCAGTGTTATTGGAGCCGAAGCCTATTTGGCTGATGCCGTAAGATCGTAAAACTTAAATCGTAAAGCAAAATGGAATATTACTACACCTTCAACAGCGATACTCGTTATATCACTCGCGAAGAATTGGTTCATTTGGAACAGATAATCAATTGGGCATCGGATCTAACCAACCCAAATGTCGTCGTCACCAACACTGATTCAATCAGCGATATCGACGCTAAGCGCTCAGAAGCTATTCAAGAATTAGCGCACCTTAATTTACGTCGTCAACAACTTTTAGAAACGCTTTTGAAATGAAATCCAAGACTCTTAAACAGTTCCTGGCCGAGAAGCGTAAGGCTGATGTACAGCGCCCCGAGGCCGTGATGAATACGTTGGACAAGCTTACGTGCGTAAGCGGTAGCTCGTACTACGGTTCGGCTGTAATTATCAACATCACCGACCTCGAAGGAAACGTTCTGGCCGATGCGGCCATCAACGGCGAGCAGTTGGAAGATTTACGTTTGGCTCTCATCGAAGCGTATCGCCAGACGTTGATAGCCAAAGAGGCTTCCGCGCGTTACAACCTCCGCAGAATGCAGAATCTTATTAGTGTTCTTGACCCCGAGGGTCCTAACCAAGCGCAAGAATGAATCCCCTGTATCGTATCGGCACCCGCGTAAAGGTGAAGACGTGGACCGAGATAGCCGCCTACACTGGCGTGGACTTCACCGAAGAAGAATTTCGCGAGTTGTACGGCGTGGTGTACGACGAAGCCAACGACGACCCAATCGGGTTGTTGGATGAAATGTACGACGCTGCTGGTAAGGGTGAAAACACGTGTCTTATCGTTGGCGGCGATACCGAAGACGAGTTTCCGACCTATCATCTTCGTAACCTACGTACAGGCCAGTTGATAGAACGCGAACCGCGTGCGCCGTACCAGTTCCGCGATTGGATGTTAAAACTGACGCGGTGATGACTAAGAACGAAATAATCCGTCAAATTGAGGATGTCCGTCGCCAACGCGCCAAGACCGAACGCCAATTGATAACGCGAGGACGCGGTTATCCGGTTCACAACGACGCCGAAGTAGAACTCGTGTTGGAAGAATACCATTACGAAGGTTCTTCGTCGCGCAGCGAGGATCAGTTGTTAGCCCTACTGAACGAAGAACGGGCTAAATACACCACCACCTTAACCTATCTGTGATATGGCTGATTTACGTGATAAACACGCTGTGTTGTGTGAGGGGAGTGAGGCTTTAAAGGAACTCGTAGAAAACTACGCCACTATGGATGTAGAAGCGTTCTGTGCTAAATGGGGATTGGCGATCTCTACAGTTCGTTCTACGGCATCGCGGAGGGGTTTACGCCGTCTTCGTGGGAAAGAGGCTAAAATCGGCACCGCCAACACGGATATGGGCATTAAGCGTCCCTCGCCGCCGAAGCCCGAGCCTGAAACCCCGCCTGTGCCGGCTTATGAACCGCCAAAAGATATGATTCCGCCATCGTTACTTAAACAGGTACGTGGTCGTCGCCTGCGGGCTTGGAAAAATCCCTCGTCACGTGCCGAACTCAACACGATGCCTGTACCGTATCCGTTCAGCGAAATCGCCGACGCACCCTACAACCGCGGGTTGGATGAAACGTCAGAAGAAACGGGCCGTGTTATAAGACACACCAAAACCGATAGCCATGGACTACAAAGGACGTATATGCCGCCTGATAGTGGACGAACTACCCGTTGACGCCTACGGAATGCGGGTGTTGGCCGCGGCGCGTGACCTGTGGGCCAAGCAGGGTAAGGTGTGTATTTCAACGGGCCGTGCCCTGGGTGATTCCTTCACGGTGGTACAGATTATCGGTGGTGAACCGATGAACTACCCTCAACGCGTTATTGACGTCATCACCGAACTCCGTTCCGCCAACGCCAACGTGCGTGTTAAACTCTTCACGGGGTTTCCTGACGTGGAGGGGTTGTTGAAAGTAGCACCGCTGTGTGACGCTATCGCCGTAACCCTTACCAGTCCTGAGGACGAACACCATTTTCGTGCTGCGCGGTTAGGGTTCCGTGATTTTCGTACTACCCAGATGGAAGTACGTTACAACTCCGCCACCGGAGAAGATCCTACGGGTCGCGTATTTCCTCAATATTGGCGGTTGGTGGATATGGCTAAAGAAGGTGATTATCTGCTGGAATCTACTGCCTGGGTGATGAAATACGCCAACGGAACGTTGTTCAACTAAAATCTGATGAATGATATGAACGAAGAACGTAACTACGACGATCCACGACTCAGCGAAGAAATGCGTCGTTACGGGTGTTACACCTTACCCAGTAGCGACCCTAAGCGTCCGCACGACGCTAAGATCTATCTAACACCCGAATTCTTGGCCAACACTAAGGGGTACGCATTCACGATGGATATGGGGTTTGGTAAAGAACGCTGTAATTCGTGGACACGCAACGCCAACGGTGTATTGGAGTTCCGCCAGTTCCCCGACCGTTTGTTCTTGGATGAAGAGCCTGGCGAAGGTAAATACACCGTTGAGGTGACGTTGACGTGTGAGTGTGGTGAACGAATTGCGCTAACTCACGATCAGGTGCGGATATTCATACGCGGAGCACTCGAACAACGCTACCTCCCTAAGGTACTACTCCGCTGTCCTAAGTGTAACAAAATGCTGTTTAAACCATGACTACCACCGAAAAACGAGCCGTTATTGCGCGTTGGATTACGGCAGCGCGAAAAGATTATTTCGAAAAGTCGAAACACGTTGCGCCTCACAGCGGTCTGGGGATGTGTGTAGCGTTCCACGATACGGCGTGGCAGTCGGAAGAATTGACCCTTCAGCTGGCCGATATCTTGCGTGATGAGGGTAAGGGGTACGCCGTTAGACAATTTGTGTATGAAAAGCCGCTATACAACCCCGTGTGGCTCCGTTTGGTGATACCAGAGTTTAACCCCGAATTTCTTGGCGGTATTCAGGTGGACGGTGAGGACTATTGGTGGCCATGGCGCGAAATTGAACCGCGAATTCGCGCGTTTGATAAATTGATGGATAATTATAAGAATTGAACGTGATGAAACTGTTGGCGTATATACTGAGGTTGGTGGTCCGTGTGATCTCCAGCCTTCTTTATTTACTGGCGTTTTGTGTTGTTGCGCTACTTTTGGCAATGATGCTATACTCGCTCTGGTGTTGATTAAACGATGGTCTTGGAAAAATCTTCGTAAAAAGAGAAAATTTTTTCAAGATTCTCTTGGCGGTTTCGTAAATTCACCGTACCTTTGTAGTGGAAAATGAAACTAAAACACTCAAAATTATGAAAGCAACTGTTGAAACTATCCGTGAAATTGTAAAGGTTCTTACCACCGAGGAACAGCAACTCCTGAAAGATACCTTCTTGTTTGGAGCCTGGGGCGATACCGAAACTGAGTTCCTCGACGAAGAGGGTAAGGTAGAAATCGTTGGTGCTTGGGGGTATTGTACTAACGACGCTCGTGAAGGTGGTCATTTCGCTGGGCGTGTGGTATCGACGATGTTCCGCTCAATTTACAAGAAACTCTGCACTGCTAACCGTCATCAGATCGGCACTCACCTTTCACACTGTAACGATTGGTGGGGTGATGGTAGTGGCGATATGTTGTTCGTTCGCTCGGCGTGGAATAAGGCGTGGATGGAGTGGGCCAAGGCGCCTATCCAGCCTGAAGAACCCAAGAACGAAGAATCAGCCGCTGACTACGTTCGCCGCATATCGGATGGCGAGCTTAAACAGTGGCTCTTCCAGTTTAATACCGAAGGCGGCGACTACCTTGGCCGTGTGATTATTTCGTCCGCCAAAATGCCGACCACACAGGAGGCCGTTGCGGAATTCGCTAAGACAGCTCCGCTGGCTGCCAAGTTGGTAGGGAAATATGGCGCTGAAATCATCACCGATAAGGAAGAGCGTCTGGGCGATGTCCCGGTGGGGAGTATAGTTTATTCCAACATCAATCGACGAACCTACAAGATCGTAAAGCGCTGCAAGAATTACACGGAAGTTTTTTGCGTCGAAGAAACGAACGATAATAATACTCGTATGATGAAAAACGACTACCTGGTGGTCGTAAAGAGGTGTGGCGAGGGTAAGGACCTATTTACCGGAGCGCTGGTGGACCGCGTTAAGGCAACCACCAACCAAGAACGCAACGACTACAATTTCTTGGTGGACTTCACCGACACAGACGAGGGTGTAGAAATGTCCATAAGTTGTACTGGTTCAGCTTGGAAATCGTCGGTATATACTCGTGAGCAGTTACGCCAGCTATCTGACGCCATCAACGCCTACCTCGCCAAATAAAATAGTCAAAACCGCAAAACAAAATAGCACGATGAAAACGTATCGTATCAACCAATTCAGAACCAAGGAGTCCGTCATGGACGCTATCATCGAGGTCTTCAAACGTCGCGAGGACTGGACCGAAGCTGAGGCCCGTCGTACCGGCATCAATCCCGAACCTACGTTCAAGGCTCAAAAGGCGTACGATCTGGCATTCCAGTCGATGGGTGGCAATTCGTTCCGGGTGGGTGAGTACCAAAAATCAAAGCGCGAAATGGTCAAATACCTGAACGATATGGAGTCGCTGTTCCGCGACGCTCGCCTGGAATGGTTCCGTTTCTACACCCAGCACTGCTACCTTTGCACCGACGCTGGAAAGAGCGAACAAAAGGCCCTGCGTGAAAAGATTAACACCTACAACGCCTCAATTGAGGGGTTAACGAACAATTTCTCCCGCGACTTGGCTGAGTTCTTGGAAAAGAACCGTAATTGCGCCGACTGGCGTGTGGCGCGGTATAGCGAGAACTCCGTAACGTTTGGATTGTTGGACGCGGAAGGTAAAATCGACCAGCGCTCGACGCTGACTTTCCATATCTATCGTGGCACTACCGGCAACGACGAACCCACGCTGGTGACGGCAATCGAAAATCAAGGACGGTTTTCGTGCGAAGAGGTCAGCGTGCAGTACGTCCGATACGTATGGATGGGCCTACTGCTGTTGGACGACCGCCTAAAATCGCTTAAAGAGGCGATGGTAAGGTACGGGTCCGGCGTAAGGAAAATGACGACTGCCATCAGCACCGCCAACGTTCAATTACGTGAACTCGGCTTGAAGGACTACGAAGCCCGCTTCGAAGAGTACGAACTTCAAAACTGGTAAGTCATGAAACCTGAAACCCGCGTAAATCTTTACATCGTCAATGCCGACGCCAACAGCGACCTACGCGATATGGGCGACAACGAACGCTGTATAGTCGAAGAACGGCGGCTGATAATGGCACGTGAGCTGCTGCCCGATCCTAACATCTTCACCCACGTAATAATCCACGGCGAACGGCGTAACGCCATAGCGGTCAATAACATTACACACCGCGAGGCGACCGAGGCGTGGTATCGCGTAGGGGTAACGTTTGGCGACTTCAACCCCGATCGTCAGATGTTTGAGAAAGTAGAAATCGAAGTTTAACCCCCTAATACAACGAATTATGGCACCTAACCGAGTAACCCGCGCCACGGCCATGGCTACGGCCCGTGACTACGCTAAGAACCATTCCAAGGAAGCTCTCCGCGTACAGATAGCCCTGTATCGCGAGCAGGTAAAATCACTTAACCGCGCTAAGGCCAACGCCAGCGAAGAAGAAGTTCGTCGGTTGTGTGAGCGTATAGCTGACACCCGTGAACTGCTACGGGCATTCGAGAAGGAAGCCGCCCAATAACCGAAGTTAAACAAACCATTCAAAACATAGTACAACAAAATGGAAACAAACGTAATTACCACCGTGTTCAATGCCCAGGAGGCGTTACCTATCAACGACGAAGCACGTATCACCAAGGCCCAGGTTCTGTTCCTGTACGCTGCGGCCAACGCTGCTGCCGACCGTCCGAGTATCATCTGCGTGGACGAGGGTCCGCTGCCTTTCACTGACGTAGCTGAGGCTGCTCCGCGTTATGGCGAAATTCGTCAGTGGCTGGGAACGTTCCTGGATAACAACCTGGTGTTTAGGGCGGTGATACCTATCAGCGATGGCGCCACGGTCGTCAGCGAAATCAAGCGTCTGTCGCACGAATGTACCGACGCCGGATTGATGGAGTTCTGCCCTGACGACGATGCGCTTTACTTCACCGCCCTTGGCGCCAAGGCTATCGAAAAATACGGCCCGGTGCTGGATGAGGAGTGGCGCGTTATCGAACGTACGATACTGGAGATCGTCAACGAACGTTACGGCCACTGTGGCATCGGTGTGGAGAAAATTGCTCAACACGTCCCCACTACCAATCCGCGCGAACTCTACGGTCAGTTCGTGTTGGTAGATCAGGACCTGATGGGCGCTACGTATCGCCGCACCGACGGTGTGCTATTGGTCAACGTGTTTGGCGTTGGTACGTTCCTCGTAGAGAAACTGGTCGCTTTCAACGTACCGCTGTTGGCCACGTTGGCTGATGAGGGTTGGCTCCGTACCAATCCTGACGGCATTCAACAAGAGTACCACGCACGTTTTCGTACTCAGTCGGAGGCTTTTCGTCGCGAACACGGTATCCCTGACCCTGACGAAGAGGAACAACCCACTTTCGCTCCCCAGGATAACCCCATGGCGGCGTTGGCTGCGATGTTAGGTCGTGAGCTGGGGTCCAAGGTAGGGCTGAAGCGTATTGACGTCCCCACCGATGGTAGCGAGCCTCAGGTGACGGACCTGGACGACAAGGTCGCTGATGCTGAAGCTGTGTTGAAAGCCGACGAAAAGCCTGTATCGTAACACGTTTGCGTTTTGCCTACTGAAGAGAGCCGCTCCTGATTGTTGGGGACGGCTCTCTTGCTCTTGAATTCTGTCGATAATCTGTTTCTGGTACACCTACCTCACCTGAGAGATTTTAGATCGTCAAATCGCCTAAAAACGATTGGCGTAAAAACTGCCGCTGAGGAGATGTTGTAAAACGATGTTTTGGCGATTTATTCCATGCTGTTGTAAATTTCGCCTTGTTGGAGATTTACAAAGCCTCTGTTGGCGCTTTTCTGTTGGCAACCCCTTTCTTCCCCCTAATGGTTTCCCTCCTGCAACCTTCCTTTCCTTAACCCCCTATAATCCCCCTTTTCCGGTGTAAAGAGAAAAAAACACTTCTCTTTACACTCTCCAGAGAGACTTTTCTTCTCCAGATAAATCTGTCGAAGACGTCTCTCTGGCGCGCACATACGTGCGCTCGTACGCTTACGCGAGAGAAGATAGCCAAGAACGAAGAAACTACAGCACGCAAAATATCGCCAACGTTATTGAGTCTGTAAATCCTCAAAAATCGCAGAAATGGAACGCCAACGCCAAGAAATAGACAACATGGTCCAAGTCTTACAACGGTTAGTGCAAAAATACGGAAAGCGAATCATAAATCGCCAACTCGACGTCAAGGCTATCACCGTTGGCAGCACCAACGGTTTTGAACTCACGCTCACCGATAAGCGCCAACAGCAAACGGCCAAAGTACAAACGGGAACCAAGCAATTTCGCCCCATCCTCACTGCTGCCCAGGCCCGTGAATTTACCGCCTGGGCTCAGCGTAACCTGAACTACGAAATCGACGAAGACCTTTGGCTTGGCGAATGGATTTACGAAGTGGCGTTGGCTGACGTTGAGTTTGGAATCCAAAAAGCTGCCGCCAAAGGAAAACGCGAATTCTTCGAAGAAGACGCCAACGGCAATCGGTTGAAATACGTCGCTAAGCGGTTGAAGGAACAAGGTTACGAAGTAACGATAGACGAAGTTTACAAAACCGAAACTGTGGGCTTAGACCGTACGAGGAAATATTTTGCCTATTTCCGGATGATGGTCAAATGGTAAAATCCTTAACACGATGAAACGCCTGATTCGTTGGATAATCAACTGGCTTTACGCCAAAGAAATCACTGCCCTGGTACAAGAGGCGGTCGATGACGAATTCGAAGCCACGTGGCCTGAGGCATTTCGCCAGCGTCCTGAACGCAAATCGTCCATCATCCCTCAAGAAATTTGGGCTGCGGTAATACTTCATCTTCCAAATCACGCCGAAGTAATTCACGCCAATTGGGAAGACAACACGCATCACGTTTTGACGAAAACGGTGAATCTCGTCAATTTTACCTACATTCGCGAATTCCAACTTACGATGGACGCCTATCGTATTCGTTTGGAACCCGCTCAGCGTCGTGATGAGATATTCTGTGGCCGATACGCCCACCTGCTTCAGGTTCAAGTACGGCTGCCGGGTAATTACAACTCCCCGGAGGCTGATTACGCGTTGGAATTTTCGCTTATGCAGTATCGCCTCACCGGGCCTGACGTAGGAGGAGCGGTTCCGTATTGGCGCTGTAACACCCGACTTGATATTATTCACGCCTTTACCAGCGAAATGTTGGCAGGCATAGAACGAGGATTAAAACATTTTCAAGATGAGTGAATTCTTTCGTGTAGGTCACTATTTCGACCAGCAAGACGCCGAGCGTACCCGCACCGAACAGCTGGAACGCCAAAAGCAAGAACAACGTTATCTTTATCTGGGTTCAGTCACGCGGCTCCCCGGTATGCGGTTGTACGAGTTCAACTATAAGACCGGAGAATGTCGGGAGATTGGTACCGAAACTACGCCGGAAATAGACGTCACCACCGGGAAACCCGTTACGCGTCGCGCCGTTAAGGTCCAATACAATCCCGATTGTGTTTACTTACAGGCCCTCAACAACCGTAACGCCGTGCGTAAGTTGGTAAAGGCCGGGTACATCAAAATGGTGAAACAAGATGGTAAAGGTCCGCACGTCGAAGATTGACGAAAAACAACCGCCTGAAAAGGCTCATAAGATACCACGCGGTGCTAACGGCCTACCGCTGTTCGGCGATAAGCCCGTGACGGTAAAGGCACGGCCGTACGACGCCGAACGTAACGCCGACGACGGTCCAGACTACGATATGTCGTTAAGCGACTTTCTGGCTCAAGCCGAAGAGCTGCAGAAGAAAAAGCGTTTGCACGGCGTTTTCATCGAGTTAGGCGACATCGTGGTCCCGTGGTACGTCATTCGCTCGATAATCCGTGCAGACCGATACAACGACTCACAACAACGATACGAATACGGCATCGTCCTTAACCACGACACTATGGCCGCCGAGGGTGATAATTTCGCCGAATGGTGGGTAACGCCCGAAGCGCGTGATGCCGCCTGGGATTCGTTACGTTCACAGCTGGTAGAATTAGGAATTACCATCGCTTCGACAAAGGTTTAACAAACCCCATATTTATCAACAATCAAAATTATCGTACAATGAAAGTGCAAGATTTTTACGGTGCTTTGGCCGCCAAGGCCGGCACTACCAAGGCCCAGGCGATTGCTTTCGTCCGTGCTTTGGAAGAGATTCTCACTGAGGAGGTTCGCGACAAGGGCGAAACCATCGCCATCGGTAAGGTAGGAAAGTTCGTCCTCAAGGACCAGCCGTCGCGTATGGCGCGTAACCCGCAGACGGGTGCTACGGCCCCCACCGACCCCTACAAGACCATCCAGTTCCGTCCGGCGTACAGTTTCCGCGCCTACGGCAAAAAGGCTAAGAAATAGCCCGTAACTGGTAACACAGTTCGCTTTCGCACGTCCGCCAGGGAGGTGGTTTGCCCTGGCGGATTTTTAGTTACTTTCGCTTCAACGTTATATTATCTGAAATGAGGGAACGCCGCTTTACGCCAAGCAACGAAGAGTTAGGTTTTCAGCGAGTGTAGTTTCTTTTCCGACCGCGGTGTTTCCTCTACTTTGGCCAGAAGAGCGCTGGGGAGTCAAGGAGTGGCCACGAATTACTCCATACAGTATCTCGTTCCGACGCCCAGTCGGCTGGCACCAATACCCCAGGCTGGTGGGGTTTGAGTCAGGCTTCCAAACGGTATAAGCCCTGTCGCCAGTAAACAAATTGTCTCCAAGGCAGCAACGCAGACTTCCTCCATAGCGAGCGCCGGAGCGGAGGAGACAGACTCTACAAGGGGAAGAGTATAAGCGATACGTCGCGCCCCTTGATTGACCTGTGGTGTAATGGTAACACACCAGATTTTGGTTCTGGTGTTGGAGGTTCGAATCCTTCCGGGTCAACTAAAACCCCCGATAAAACCGCGTGCGGCAGACGTGGCCCTAAAGTCCATGGGTGAGGGGGTTTTAAGAAATTCCGCTCGTTAACGTTGTGGCAGTTCGCCCGGCCGGCAAAAGGGAGCACCAATAGGAACGGCAATCGACGAGCGCGGGGCGTGAAATATCGCCCCGACCCTAAAGTCTTAACAGACTTCCATCAATCAAAGGTTTAATTCATCCCCGACCGCCCCACAGTAGTGATACAGCGAGGCGGTTTTCTTTTTACAGCGTTACTTAGTAAAATCGTGAAAATGCGGTTGCAACGTTTTACGTGGTACGGCTAATGCGTTTGGCGCCGGGAGTCCGATGAAGGACGAAAATTGCAAAAGAAAGCAGGCTGAATCGTTGAAAAAGTATTATGATGAATACGGACACCCGTGTTTAGGCAAAAGGGCAACTCCCGAACTGCGTAAACGGTTGAGTGAAGCGCATCGAGGCAAGAAACTTTCGCCAGAAACGGTTGAAAAGATACGTAAAGCCAACGCCGGAAAGAAACGAACGCCTGAATTTTGCGAGTTGATGCGTGAAATGTGGCGTAAACGGAAAGAAGCGGGGTATGTGCCAAAGAATAGAGGGCGAAAAGTCCCCAGGGAAATAGTTGAAAAACGAGCCGCAGGGGTGCGTAAATATTATGCTGAACACGCTTCATCGTTTTTAGGTAAACACCATATCGAGGCCGCAAGGTTAAAAATTAGTGAAGCGCGCAAAGGTAAGAAAATGACTCCATTTTCCGCCGAAGCGCGCTTAAGGATGAGTGAAGCGGCCAAAAAGGCGTGGGCAATTAGAAAACAAAAAGATTTAACAATATGAAACGTTCAAATTATCTTGTAATGGACACTGAAACGGGAGGTTTGGACCCCGCACAGAACCCCATAACGTCGTTTGCAGCCGTTGTGTTAGACTTTAACACCCTGAAAGAGGTAGACCGCTGGGAAACCTACGTTAAGCCCTACAACGACCTCCAAATAACGAAAGAATCCATCCAAAAGACGATGGTGAATATGGCCGAGGTGAATCGCGGTATGGAGTTGAATGCGTTTATCGATGCGTTTATGCGGTTCTGTACCCAGAATTTCGCCGATACCAAGGGTAAGGACCAGCGGCGGTTGGTAGCCGTGGGTCACAACGTGATGTTCGACGTGGGGATGTTGGAAGCGGCGTTCTACTATTCCGCTCACGGTAAAAAGCAGAGCCTGTTCAACTACATCCAGGACCAGACGCTGGATACGATGTATCTCTCCAAAATGATGTACGGTCTGACGGGTGACGAGAAAATGACTCTTGGCGCCACGTGTGAACGCGCGGGGATTATACTTACCGACGCTCACGGCGCGATGAACGACGTGGAAGCCACGGCCGAGTATTTCCGTTACTGCGTGCGGCGGTTACGTGCTACGGGTGATATATCATCCGCCACCGAGAAAAAGTCTCGCCGTCGCGGTAACGAGTTCTTCGAGTTCAAGTGCGCCAAGTAGAAATAGCCAACGTTATACAGTGTGTCTAACAACAAAACCGTATAACAAAATGGACAAGAAATCATTTATCGTGGGCGTTAAGGCGTCCATCGCAGAAATCTTGGAGCGTTCCACGAATAAGTGGGTAAGCGTGCTGGAACCCGGAGCGTCGTTTAGCGCTATACTGGCCAAGAACGGCCTGAGTCCCAAAATCACGCCGCCGCTTTTCGAGGTACTGACCGCCAACGGGCTGATAGAACGTTTGGGTGATAAGTCGGCGATTCGTTACCGTTACCAGCCTGCCGGCCAAATTACGCTTGACCTGGATACACTGGCTGAAAAGGTATTCGACGCCAACCAAGCCTACAACCGCCTGAAGAGCGGTGCCGTCAAGCAAAAACGCGTAACCCCCCCGCGCGACGTCAACCAGAACGGAAAGGCAATTCGCGTTAAGGGCAACATTCTCCCTCAAATTGGCGATTCGCGTTACATTATCACGGGCGCAGAAGGGCCTATCGAAATCATCGAGGTGAAGATCGTCACCATTTATCGCGATCCTCACGACGGAAAATACAATTTCGACGTTGTGTATCGTCTGCCTGACACCGAGGGACTGATTACGATGGAACGGGTGTTGTTACAAGAACTCCACCTCAAACCGGAAGACATTTTCGCCCATCTCCAGCGCACGATGGTTCGGTTTACGGGAGAATTGTTTCCAACTATAAAACGAGAAACCGTAAAACAAAATGGCAGATAACGCACGTGTCGCTAAAACGCCCGAGGAGGTAGAAGCGACAAAACAGTACACCGAAAAGGACGAAAACCGCCAACTGGCCTTTTCCAAAGCACTCGAATTGCTTCGTATTTTGTGTAAAGACGCTTTGGAACGGGAAATGATAGCCCAGCGCACTTTCACCCGTACAGAGGTTGTAAAGAAAACGACGCTGTCGCACCGTAAAGCGTTGGACCTGTTGGAGACGCTTCAGACGTTCGGCTACGTCGATATAATGGACGCCAACAAGACAAAATTTTGCTTCACTTTTAACGCCGACGACCGTGCAGCGGTCCATAAGGCCAAGATTATACAGCTGACTACGATGCTCGGGACAGCTATCGAGAGTTACAATTCCGTGCTCTTGAAAGAATACCCCGAAGAGACGTATCAGCGCGAGACCCTGGAAATGGAACGTTACCTCGTCCAGGCGTTGAATTTGAAGAGATGAGTTTTGTTGTGGACCCGGTAACACCCAGAGGGAATCGAGACCCCTTTGGGTGTTGCTATTAATACCGAATCTATGATACCTCAGATTGTGGCCCCCTCGGTCACGCACCGTTTGGCTTGTTTAGACCTCGTTGATGAAATAATCGAGGGTATGGACGAGCGCGGCCTGAACGAGATGATGAGTGGCGATATACACGACGTTGATACGATATTCGATGCCTTGATGGAAGACACGTATCGTATTATGTACACGGGTGACACGTCGATTGACTTCAAACCCCGCTACGAAGAGAACGTTTCGGCTGTCGTTGAAGATACCCTACGATGCGCCAATTTGACGTATTTCATCACCTCCGTCATCCCCGACTTCCAGTTGTCGTGGCATCACCTGGAATGGGGCGAGTTAGTACACCAACACAAGAAATTGTGTATCAACGCTGCTCGTGACCACGGAAAATGTGAAGCCGTCGGAACCCCCGTCCGGATGTACGACGGAACTATCAAAAAGGTCGAAGACGTGGTGGTTGGCGACCTGTTGATGGGGATTGACTCTAAGCCGCGTCGCGTGGTTGCTACACGTCGCGGTCACGACTCGATGATGTACCGTATCGACCAGTCGCGCGGTGATAGCTATACCGTCAATTCACGCCACATTTGTACGTTGATTGAAAAAGACCGTGGCGGTTCCCTCGCTACGGCGTCGAAGCGGATAGTGGATATTGATATTCCAACGCTCTTGAGTAAGACCCCGAACAGGGTGAAGGAACGCTACCGCGGTTTCAAGGTGGCGGTGCAGTACCCCGCGCGACCTGTGGGGCTGGAACCGTATTTCTTGGGGTACTGGTTAGGCGACGGCAACTCCAACAACCAGAAGATCACCACCGCCGACCCCGAAGTGTGTGAGTACTTACGCTCCTACGCCGAGCGCTTGGGGCTTCATTACGGTCAAAAGGATTTGACGGTGACGATTGGAATCGGTACTCGTGGACGCGGTAAGCGTAACCCGCTGGAAAGAATGCTCAAGGGCTACGACCTGCTCTACAATAAGCACATTCCGGAGCAGTACTTAGTCAACAGCGAGGAGGTCCGTCTCCAGATGTTGGCCGGGTTGATTGATTCCGACGGTAACTACTGGCAGGGCGGCTATCACTTCGGTAACACGAACTACCAGTTGGTGTGTGACGTGAAGAATTTGGCCGACAGCCTTGGCTTCTGTACCCGAATGGGCGGTGGAACG